GGGGCATGCCCGCCGCGATGTGAGCACTCCTGTAACCACTTCTGACCTGGGCGTGATCTTGTAATCTGCCGTCCATGGCGAGAGAGATGGGCACCCCGGCGAAAGCGTTGTGGGTGTGTCTGGGGGTATTTGTCGGGCTGCTGGCGTTCATGGCGGCGTGCGCAATAGGGCTGTCGGGCCAATCCGGAAACGTTGGTGTGAGCGTTGAAGTGAGGCAAAAGTACGCGATCGAGACATGCCAGTCCGCTCTCATGAAGCGCATGCGTGACCCTGAGAGTGCGAAGTTCGCCGATGAGGTGGCCCGTGAAGGCGTGGCGCATGGAGGTGGTCGCGATCCCGAGTTGGACTACTCGCCCGACCGCGGTGATATTTACTTTACGGTGACGGGCAATGTCAACGCCAAGAACGCGTTTGGTGGTTACACGGGGATGCGTCCCTACACCTGCGATGCGGTGGTGGACAGAAACGGCACAACGCAAAGCCGGGCCCGCGTGCTGGATTAGTGCACTAGAAACACGAATAGCGCCCCTCACCGGGTCGGGGTGAGGGGCGTTATTTCGTTGGCCTGCAATCAGTGTGGGCTCTCTACACCTCGTCGACCAGCTCTGCTGGTAGTTCGGGTGTGGGCGTTTCGGGTCTGTGTTGTCGCGCCCAGCCCATCCATTCGCGGATGTGTCGGACGGCTGCGCGGAGTTTGTCACGATATTGGTCGCGCTGGCCTACGACGATGGCTAGTTGAGCTTCCAGGTCGCGGACTTTGCGCGAGGTGCGGGCTTGCCAGGCGCCCAGGATGGCGACGATGGCGCCGCCGACGGCTTGGATCTGGTCGGGGCTCACCGGCCGCTGCCCGCCACGAGCTTGAACAGGCTGGACGGTACGACCGCCTTGGTGGCCGAGGCGGTACCGGATCGGCCCAGCTTGATCGATGCCGCAGAGAAGATGAGCGATACCGCCAGCGTCCCGGCGCCGACATTGATACCGCTCTGCCAATCGATCTCGGTCAGGGCTGCGTTCACCGCGGCGTCGGCCAGGTTGGCGCCGACGATGAAGCCACCCGCGAACGTCTTGATAGCGCGCTCGGCAGCGTCAACGGCGGCGTCCTTGAGCCAGGGCGGGATGGTGATGTGCATGACGGTCCTCTCGGCGGTTGGGTTGTGGATAACTGCGTTTGGGCAGTTCAGGGGGAGTTTTTTCGATGGCGCCATGGATAGGGAACGCTACGGTGTGGGGAGTCCCTGCGCGCTCTCCTCGCGCGGGGGCGGACTGATCTACGCGGCTATGGCGGGGGTGCGGCTGGCCCAGTCGCGCACGTGCTGGATGGCGAGGCCGAGATAGGTTTGGCCGGGCCAGACCTCGCGGTATTCGTATTGAATATGCGCGGCGGTCGGTGGGCTGGTGGTGACGAAACGCAGCGCGATCAAGGCGGCCTGCGCCGCGGCCGCGGGCCCGGTGAGCTTGTTGATATCGCCCCAGCCGAGTAGTCCCTGTAGACCGCCGAGCACCATGGGTAGGCCGAGCGCGGCGATACCGTTGGGGCCACCAGTGAGCGCGCCGAATATGGCGGGCAGCTCGACACCCAATGCCTTGGCGGCGATTTCGGGGATTTTGGGCAGGATGGCACCAGCGGCCCCGAGTGGGTCAGTGATCTGGAATGCGGTCACCATGTCGAAACAGTCGTCCATGATGTCCCCGACCACCCCGAGGGGGATGTTGCCGTACATGTCGCCAGGGTCGGTGAGCCAGCAGTGCCGGTAGTCGGTGACATCGCCGAACCGCCACGATGAAATACCCTGTCCCGCCAGGATTGGGCCGCCGTAGTAGCTGCCACCGTGGGGCCGGGTGGGGTCACCAAAGCTGAATGAGCACAGGTAGTTGTCCGGGTAGTGCTCGGCCAGCCACGCGCGGAACCGGGCGCCCGCGACCGCGCCGGCCGAGTATCCGCCGATGACAACCTTGATGTTGGGGTTGGCGCGGTAGCGCTCGGCGAAGATGCGTTGTGCGTCGGCCACGGCGATGTCGACGGCCTTGGCCATCGAAATGTCGTTGATGCTGCCCGCGGCGCCGACCGGGAGTCCGCCCATGGTTGCGGCGAATTCGGGGTGCACTTCCTCAACGAGGTTGGCCACGGCCTGCATGACGCGAGATACGTAGTCTTGGCCGATGACTCCTCCGGTGCCCCGGAACATTAGGCCCAGGTGGCGGTTGGCGGGCGGGGCCGGGGGCGCAATGCCCAGCGCGCGTAGGTCATCATCGGACACCTGCCCGGTGGGGATCTGGCCGGTGCGGCGCTGATATTCGGCGGCCCACAGGGCAGCGCGCGGCCCGAACTCGTCGGTGTCGCGGGGCAGCGGCCCCAGCAGCCGGGTGTACAGCGGCCCAAACCAGTCGTTCATCACGGCCCGCCACTGACGGACCGTTTCATTGCGGTCTCCGATGCGGATCACTTGGACCACACCTTGTCGCGCAGCGTCATACCCTTCGATGCCCAGTCAGGATGTCCTGGCCCGAGTTGTTCGGCGATGTATTCAAGTAGCTTGCGGTCGGGAGCTTCTTGGACGAATTGCTGGTGTAGCACAATAGGATCGACCGCCGGGGGCTGCGCGGGCGCGTAGATGCCGAGGTATCCGGCGCGCAGCTTGGCGGCGAACGCGTCATTGCGCTTGTCGCCCTCGGGCCAGGCCATCTGGTAGTGCATCTCGTCGGGGCGCGACCAGTCGCGGCCCCAGAACACCGAGCCCTCGAACAGCGCCAGGCCCTTGCGGACCTTGGCCTGCGTGGCGGCATCCATCGTGTACCGCTGCCAGGGGTACTTGGGTGCCATCACGTCAACAGCGGTGCCTGCCAGGTGATTACTGTTGGCGACATCGTTTGTGGCCGACCAGCCCCACACGGGCGAGGTGATCTCTTCGACGTTGCGGTCATACCAGTACAGCCAGGCGCCCAGGATGGTCAGCGGGGCGCCCTTGCGCAGCGGTGCGGTATCGACGAGGTACAGCTCGTCGATGCGTACGATGTCGCATTCGTCCCGGTTGCACATACGCCAACCGTTCTCGGACACCGTATTGCCGTATGCGGTGCGGAAACTCATCGGGTGTACTTCCTTTCGATGCGGGGGTCGATCTCTTGGGCGTAGGAGGACAGGCGGTCGGATGCCCACCAGCCCAGCCGGAATGAGATGGCGGCAAGTGCGGAGTAGAAGGCCGAGTGCTTGAGAAGCTGGCGGGCCATGACTACACCCCCCAGAACTTGAATGTTGGTGTGACATCGACTTGTAACGGCTGCGATCCGTCGTTGACGGTCAGGGAGACCGGTAGTGCCTCGGTGCGCAGCAGGGTCGCGCCGTTGAACACGCCGTACCGGTTGATCACCGTGCCGTTGGCCACGGTGCCGCCAGGTACCGAGATGGTTACCAGCGAGCCGGTGGATGATGCCTTGTCGATGCCGGATTCGGTGACATCGACTGGGGTGGCCCAGGTGGTGTCGGCGTAGGCGGTGCCTACCCGGGTGGAACCGGCGAATAGCCCGATTCGGTTGCCGAGTGCGGTGATTGCGGCGCAGCAGGCGCGTCGGTGCGGTGCTTGGTATTCGGACATGCGGGGGCCTTTCTGTTGGTTACGGGGTTTCCCAGGTGGTCCATCCGCTGATGCGCGGGGTGTATCCCAGCGCGACGTTGCGGGGTGATTCGGTCGTCCATTGGTGGTCTCTGTAGGGGGCGATGACGGATTTCAGGTAGGCGCATCCGAGTTGGCCCTCGATCATCAGGCCACCGAAGGGCTGGTAATCGCCTGTGATGACGTAGGTTTCGTTGACCTGGTACCAGAGGTAGCCCTCGGTGTTGGCCGGAAGGCTGCCGTCGTCAAAGTCCCAGATGGTGGTGTTGAGCTTGGGGACGTATTGCAGGAGGCATTCGCCGACGTTCGGGTCGTGTGGGGCCGCGTCGAGGTAGTAGTTTCCGTTGATCAGTCCGATTGCGCCGTCGTTCATGTAGATGTCGAAATAGGAGGTTTCGCGTCTGCTGTAGAAGTGGATTCGGAATGAGTAGTTGTCGATGTCGTTGGGGTTGGCCATGTTTGGGTGATCCCTCCTGCGGTTACTGGTATGCGCGGCACCAGGCGCCGCCTGCGCCGCCGACGCCGCCGGGGCCGCCGAAGTTGGCACCGCCGGCACCGGCACCGCCGGGCGCGTAGCCCGTTCCGCCATCGGAGGTTTGCGTGGCACCACCCGGGTAGGTCACGCCGTTGTAGGTCTTGTCGCCCGGGCCGGGGCCGTCGTTGGCGTTGATGCCGGTGGGGTGCTGCGGGCCACCAGCGCCGCCAGCAGCGGACAGGCCCGCCCACCCGTCGCCGATAGCGGTGGTTGCCGCACCTGGGCCGCCCGCGGTTCCGGCGAAACCGCCGCTACCCTTTGCGCCGCCTGCGCCGATGACGAATGTCAGGGTTGTTGTGGTCCAGGGAATGTGGATGCCGCGCTCCAAAGTGGTGGTGGCCCAGGTTCCCGGGCTGCCGGGGAAGCCGCCGAGTAGGTAGAACGTGCCCGAGCTCGCACCGCCGCCGCCAGCGCCGACCAGCGCCAGATCGAGATAGCGGCACCACACCGGGATCGGGACCACGGTCGTGCCGACTGCGGTGATCGCGGTCAGCGCTGCCGGTTGCGGACTGAACCGGGCGGTGGCGGTATCGGTCCCGATGGCTTGACTGGCGCTGGAGGGAAGCCGAACCCGCGACAGCACCGCGATATCGGCGGCCGTGGCGGCACCGACGGCGGCCCCGCGGGGGAGCATCTGCGCCATCTCGGCGGCCACGGCCGAATCAGTGGCGCGCACACCGGAGCGGGCCGAGTCGGCACCTATCCCGGCGTCTCGTGCAGCCACGCGCAGCTTCGCCCGCGCCAGGTCGGCGCCCCGGCCGGCATCACTGGCGCGTAGGCCCACTCCTGCGACGGCGAGGTCTGCGCTAACACCCTGATCGATGCCCGTGTGGGCCACCCGCAGCAGATGGGCCAGATCGGCGCCGACTGCCGAGTCCGCGACAGTGACCCGTGGCATCCAGACCCACTTGCCCATGGATGGCGGCGAGGGCGGATCGGGCTTGGTCGACCACCTACTCGATTGCCCCGAGGGCGCAGACGGATTGGTGGACCAGGGCATCAGACCGCCTTGATCGCGGCGTACCCCGCGGCACCCCAGCCGCCGGTACCGGCGCTGCCCCCGGTACCACCGGCACCGCCCGCGCCGCCGCCGCCGGGCCCGTTGCCCGGGGCTCCGTTGGCCGCACCTACCGACGCGCTGGGCGGGGTGTTCTGCCCGCCCTTGAACAGGCGCGCGGAGAACCCAAGATCGCCGGGGCCGTAGCCCACCGAGTCGTGGTTGTAGAAGCTGCCATAGGCCAGGCGCCCCAGTCGGCCACCAGCGCAGCGCAGAATTTCGCTGTTGTCGGTGCCGTTGCGGAACACGATGTCGTGGCCCGGCTTGCCGTCGGTCTCCTTGCTGCCGGGCTCGCCGCCAATACCTGTGGGTGAACCCACACGCTCGGACTGCACCGTGATCTGAGTGACGGACACCGGGATGTCGACGCCGCGCTCCAGCCGTAGCGAGTTCCAGGAACCGCCGCCGCCACCCTCGCCGGGCTTGTTCCAGCCGCCGTCACCGCCGCCGCCCCCACCACCGCCACCGCAGCCCGCCAGGTACAGCACGGTGCTGGCGCTGGGGATGTCGTAGACGGACAGGGGCAGGTTCGCCCCGGTGGGTGAGTACTCGGTCCATTGATCTGCCAAGTTGGTCGACTCGCCCAGGGCGCCCCATACCGGCGTGAATTCCACGTGCCCGCCCACCAGGGTGGGCAGGGAGGTGTAGCCGGTGCCGCCGTCCTGGGTGAAGAACAGGGGGATGTTCTGCACGACTTCCAGCACGGTCGGCATGGCCGGTGTGGTGTAGAGGCCCTGCGGGTTGCCGACCTGCAGCACACCGATGAAGGCGGTGTGGCCCTTGGGTACCGTCAATCCCGGCGACGGAATTGTCAGAGCTTGCACGCGGCTGGTGCCCGATAGCCGTGCCTTGACGTTCCCGAGGTCGACGGCCTTCTGAATTTGCAGCGACTCATTGATCCGGTACACGCCCACGTAGCACTGCGTCATGCCATTGCCGGTGATGGCGAATTTCACGGTGCGATACGTGCGCTCGACACCCGGCGTGATGGGGATGAACACCAGCTTTTGGTCGGCCGGTACGAATGTCGACTGTGCATTGATGATGGGGAACGACACATCGTCGTTGATGCCTGTGGACATCCAGCGGGGGGTCAGTCGTGGCAGGTTCACAACGTCGGTGGCGTACACCGCGGCTGCGTACGCGTCATCGGCCTTTTTCTTGAGGGCAGCGGTCGCGGTGGATACATCGACAGGACCCCTGCCACTAGATCCGTCCCCAAATACCGCGTTCCAGAAGTTGTTCCACGTGTCCTTGAGGTCTTCTCCGATGTCGGTGCTGCCGATCGGGCTGTGCACCTTGGCCGGGGGCAGCTTCGGGATATTGCCCAACCCGAGTAGCCCGATGATTTCCTCGGCGGTGATCTTGCCGTCGGCTGTGATCGCGGCGAATCGCTGCTCGAAATCGGCGATGTCCGAATTGGCTTTGCCGCCAAGGGTGTCAAAGAACGATCTCCACTTGCCCAGCAGCGGCCCGAGGTTCGACATGACCGAGGTGACGTTGGAGAAGTGGATGCGGCCGGCGGTGGCGCCCTCGGTGACCGCCAGGGTCACTGTCGCGGACTTGACCGATCCGTCGGTCGGCACCGTCCACGAGCCGCTCAAGCTGGCACGTATCCAGGACGAATCCGCGGCCACGGGCTGAATTTTCTTGATGACGATATCGGGGAGCTTGGTGCCATCGGGGGCAAACGGGGTGATGCACAACCGGATCGGATTGGACCCCGCTGTAGCCGAGACGCCTTGCCACATCGCCGATGCGGAGATGTCCACCGCCTGGCCGGCAGCTACGTTGAACGGGTCTTTGATGCTGATCGCATGCAGTTGGCCATCGGCGTTGAGGTAGATCGACTTGCCCGACAGGTGCCCGTTCTGGGCGGCGTCGAATCGCCAGTACGGGTTGTCCTCGACCATCTTCGAGTCGGTGAATCCGCCAGCGCCGCCCAGTAGGTCGTGGGCCACGTCAGCCACCCACGACGCCGGTATGACGCCCTTGAGGAACTGGCCCGCCACCTTGGCGATAGCGGTCAGGATCGATTCGGGGTGGGCCAGATCGATGCCCGCCAGGGCGTTGCGGATACCGAGGGCCCATGTCCCTAAATCATTTTCGTCGCCGTCCTCGATCCCGGTCAGCAGCTCGACCAGATCGCCGAGACCAGGTTTGTCTTTGGCCCACTCGCGCAGCTGATCAAACGAACCCACGCCGGGAATGAGGTGCCCCATGACCGCGAGCACCACGCGACCGAGGAACTGCTCAATGAACCCCTTGCCGAACTCCTGGAGCTGTTGGGCTGTGAACGGCCGTGTGAGCCCGCCGCCCTGCTCGCGGTGTACCGGGGCCGAGGGGACATCTCTTGCCCAATCGGGGATCTCGGGCAGGTTGTCGCTCACAGCGGCCAGGCCTCGATGTTGAAGTGCGACATCGCGGCGGTGGCGGTGTACGTCGATGTGCCGGTTTGGCGCTCGCACCGGATGTGTACGGTGGCCGAGGTGCCAGCGGCAATGGTGTCGTAGTCGTCGGTGGTGCTGCCGGGGCCGATGGGCTTGCCCGGTGAGAACGCCAGCCGATCAGTCTGGGCGATGCCCACGCAGCGGCCCACGATGTTGCCGTTGGCCTCGCCGTTGAGCCGGGCCAGCAGATTCACGCGCACGTCGGCCGCTTCGCCGGTAACGACCGTTTGGCCTTGTGCGCGGATGCGCCGAGGCCACGGGCGGGGAGGGATGTCGATCGCGGCCATAGTCCCGTTCGCGTTGCCCGTACCGATGTTCTTGATTTCGCCCGGGTAGAACACCTCGGCAACCTTTTGCGGCACAAGCTCAAAACCGAGTAGGTCGGTTTTGACGGCCGGAATCCACCCCGCCTTGGGATTGGTCGATAGGTCCAGCGGATTCCAGCGTGTCGCGCCGTCTTTACCGGTCTTGCCGGTGTGTAGCGCCAGGTGCATCTTCCACCTGCCGGGCGTGGTATCCGTTGGGGGAGTGATGAGTTCAAAAAATGCTGAATCGGGTGTCGCGTCTTCGGGGGCCAGTGGAGTCAGGTCGATCTTCTCGTCGAACTCGGCGTGCTTTCCGGGCGGGCCCTGCTCGACCCCGGACACCCCTCCCATGATTCCGCCGTCTTCGCGCAGCAGCACGTGCGCCACCCCGGTGCCGTCGACCGGGACCAGGGTGTAGCCCTGTCCCTGGTAGTAGCGTGCGCCGTTGAAATCGACGATAGGCCAAGCCATGTGGGTTACCTCCGGTTAGGACTGGGGGGCCAGTGTGATGACGTTGATGGCTTCGAATGCGCCAGTGATGAAGCGTTGAATCCTGCCGAGCGGGGCCTCGTCGCGGCGGCCGTCACCGAGCTGCACCAAGGTGGTCTGCTCAGTGGGGGTGATGCGCCACATGGTGTTTTCGATGTAGTCGGTGATCATCTTGGTTCGGCGGTGATACACCAGCGACATCAAGCCGCCCTCGAAAATGTCTCGGCCCAAGGCATATTGGTCACCGTTGCGGAAAGTGACCTGCGCCGTGGTAGTGCCTTGGGCATCGAAAATCGCGTTGATGAACGCGAACATGGTTTCGATGTTGTACGGGGCGCTGGCGGTCGGGTAGAACCGCTCGATGGCCGGATGAAAGGGGCCCACCTCGTCGCGGACCTGGTACACCTGGACCATCTGGAACGCCAGGAAGCTGTTGTTCAGGAATCCCGAGAGCAGATCCGACGGGATGCCGGAGAACCCGACCACGATCATCAGCGAATCGATCAACCATGCGAAGGTGGCATTCATTAAGTCGTTCAACCACTTTGGAGAACGGCCGCCGATGATGTGTTGCCAGCCCTCGGGGGTGTGGTCGGCGATTTCGCAGTTGATGATGTTGGAGTCCTCGCCCTCTTCGGGGGCGACGACGTAGGCGTAGGGCTGCTCGAAATCGACACCGAGCTTGGGGGCGTAGAACACCCCGTTCATACCGGGTACCTGCTGGATGACCGGTTTGAAGATGTCGCCGAGTGATCCGCCGAGGTCGATGACGGTCTTGATCACCGAATCGGCAACGGTTTTGGTGGGTCCCGAGATTTGTTGGCGGTCCCGGGTCGAAAAGACGTACGTGGGCGAATCGAGGTTGGCCCACTTGTCCGGTTGCGGGTCGCCGGGCCGCCACAGGTCCATGCGGGTGTCCACACCGTAGGCGCGGGTGACATCCTTGATGACCGTTCCGCAGGTTTCCATGCGAACGGTCTTGGCGCACATGGGCGATGTGTCCAAGAACGGGTTGGTGCGCTGCACATAGGTGGGTGTGCGCAGCATCTTGCCGAAGGTCTGCACCGAGAGCCCGTCACGCTTGAGGGCCTGCAGGATCGTGCCCATCCATGCCCGGATGTCGCCGTTGAGCGATAGGCCGTTGTTGACGAACTCCAGCCACCCGGACTGAATGCGCAACGCGCACTCGGCGACCATGTTCTCCACACAGGTCTGTAGCGCCCAGATGAAGATCGCGTGCGAAATGGGCTGGGCGGCAAGGGGAAGCCACCACGTCGGCCAGATCACGTAGTAGTTCAGGATGTCCCAAATGCCGCGCATCTCGACATTGCCTGTCCACGCGCCCTTTTCGTAGCGGTAGCGGTGAACCTTGGTGTAGAAGTTCTGGCGGCTGCCGGCGGTCTCCATCTCGACCCCGACCAGGGTGTTGCGGCAGTCCATGAACATCTGGATCAGCGGCGAGCTGCCCTTGAGCATCAGCTTTCCGGTGGGGCAGTCGTTGCGCGGCCGGGCGCCCGAGCCCTCCATCAGGTCCGAGCCCACCGAGGCCATGGGGGTCCACATCTTGTCGCAGACGGTGAACCGATAGCTGGTGTCGACCTTCGAGTTTTTCTCGGTCAGGGCGCGGGCGGTGGTGGCGATCCGCGCGATATCGCCCGAGCGCTTGGCGGCCTCCCAGCGCTGCTCATCGGATATGGGCATCACGAGATGGCCCCTGGATCGCAGGGGCGTATCGCATTGCGCATTAGAGCGGGTATCTCCGTCGCGGCGTGCCCGAGGCGATGATCTTGGAGTCGGCGTTGCCGCCCTCGATCGAGACCTTCACGAAATACGGCTGCGCGGGATTGCCGGGTGATTTCGGTGGTATCGCCGCGTTCTTGGAGAAGCGGCCCTTGAGGTACTTGTACAGCGGGCCTTGCGGCGGGGTGATGCCGAACTGCGACTTGATCTGATCGGCGAACGCCGTACCGTTCATGCCCGCAAAGCTCATGAACTTCTCGACCGCCTCCTGGAACAAATCGAGTTCCTGGGGCGAGGGCGGCACCGAGGTCAGGTCTTTCACCAAGGTGGTGTGTACGCGCGGATCGGTGCGCAAAAACACCACCTGATTGGGTAGCAGCGGCCCGAATTCGACATATTCGTCCGAGCCGGGCCCGTCGTAGATCTTGACCTTGGTGAACGGCCCGAACAGCACGTAGTCGTCGTACATGTCCTGATCACCGATGTTGATGCGCTTGAGGAACCCGGTTTGCGCCACGGCAGCGTTATCGCCCGCGGCCAGCTTGCGGATAGCGGACGGCGTTGCCTGGCTGATCACCGCACCGGCAGCGAACATGCCGTTGCCGACGCCCCGATGCGCTGCCCCCAGAGGCGAGCCCGTGCCGGTTTCGGTGACCGACAAGATCTCCATGTCGTTGCGCAGCACGCGGAACGTGCGCGGGTGATCCTCGGTGCCGCACACCAGTGTGAACTTCTCGCCAGGCAGCGGGCCGATGGGGATGGCCAGCGGCCAGCTGCGCAAGGTGGTCTCAACGAAGTTGATCGTGTAGTACAGGCGCAGGTATCCGGCGCCGTACTCGACGAATACCCCGTCGCCCGCCCAGCTGCCGTCAGGATTGCGGTTCATGCGCGCGCCCAGGATGTTTCGGCCCGAGTCGGGCACCGACCACTCCTGAAATCCCCCGTGTACCTGGGAGACGACCTGGTTATCGGTATCGGTGTCGAAATCCGGCCAGGGCCCGTTGATGACCCGGCGCCATTGGGTGCCAAACCCGTGTTCGGGGTCGTCCCACCAACGCATTTGGTCGTTGTAGGAGGTGCAGAACCCGCCGCCGGGGCCGCTGTAGCGCTGCGGAACCGCGCCGAGATCCTTGGTTTGGCGATGATCGGTCGCGAAGGTGTCGGTCATCGCGTCGTAGGTGAACGCGAACGAGTCCGCATGGTCGAACGACTTCCACGTGCCGGTGTCGGCCTGTAGCCGCAGCGTCGCCTTCTGCGAGGTGCCCTTGCGCATAGCCGACACCGGATCGGGTTGCCCGCCTTGGAACCAACGCACGTCGGCCCACCAGTACCCGGCATCGTGATCGAAAAAGTCCAGCCGGGAACACTTGATGGCGTCCAGCGAATCGATCAGATGCCGATAGACCCGGCGCGTGCGCGCGGCGTTGCGACCCCGGCACTTGACCGTGAGCTTGACCTCGACCGGATCCAAAAACGCGTCGATATGGTGAACGCCATCCTCGGTCGCACCCTTCTGGGTGACGTGCTTCCACGGCGCGATGAGGCCTTCGAGGTCGATCAAATGCACGGCTTCCGGCGCCGTGTACGGGTCGGGAATCGCGTACCCGCCTATCATGAACATCTCGACCGACCCGTCAAAGGCGGTCAGGCGCATCATGGGCTTTTCGCCGTTGACGAGGTGATACCAGCCATGGGGTGTGACGGGGTTGGCCGGATAGCGGATCGTCACGGTCACATCCCCGGCCCGGAGTTGCGGGCCTGCTGATGAAACGCGATATCGCGGCCGGTGCCGTCCTCAGTGGCGCGGTTGTTGGTGACGTGGATGTTGGTGTCGCCCGCCTTGACGGGGCCGCCTTGGGCGTTCGGGTCGCCCTGATTCGGGTTCGGTGGCGCGGTCGCCTTGCCGGCCACGTTCGGGATCGCCGGGGCAGCACCAGCGACACCACCGAGGATCTTGGTCAGCCAGCTCTTGTTGGCCAGCTCCGAGCCCGCGGTCGGCAGCACCGTATCCATCAAGCCCTGCACCCCGATACCTGCAGCCTGCGCACCAAACTGAATCGCCCTGTTGGCCAGCTTGATCCCGGTCTGCGCCGCCTGCCCGGCACCGGGGGCGAAGATGTCGGCCGCCGAGGCGGCCATCCCGATCGCGGTATCGATGGTGCCGCCGGGAGTGATACCGACCCCGCCTGCACCCGAACCGGTCGCCGGTTCCACACCACCAATGCGCGTCGATGACGGGCTCCAGGCCTGCGCAGGCCCGGTAGCCCCACCCCACCCGCCGCCAGCGGCCGGAATACCCGCTGTCAGGGCGGGATTGGTCAACGTCGGATCGCTCATCACCGGATCGGTACCGCCCAGGGACGGATTACCGGTGACCGCTACGCCAGGACCGGCCGTCTTGGGGTAGAGCGCCCGATAATCGACCGTGGGCCCGATCGGCTGCGGCGACGGTGCGCTCGACGTGCCCGACCCAAGGGGCATGTAGTACTGCTTGGGGAACTGCTTATCGAGGGCACCGGCCGCCGAGCCTCCCAGCATCGGCCCGTGTCCTCCACCAGATTCGAAATTCATGCCGTTGGGCAGCGTCGCGGCCATGTGGCCCTGCTGCCCCGGCAGGGGATTCACACCGACATTGAAGGCACCCGGCTGATATCCGGGCAGGAAACCGAGCTTGGCGGCGCTGGCATCGGTGGCGAACGCAGTGGTATCGAACAGCCGTGCCGGTGAGGACTTTCCGTCGCGCAGCACCTCCACCAAATCCGAGACGGCACCCGAGCAGTCGGCCAGCCCGTTCTGCAGATCAGATGCCGGAGCGTACTTTCCGCCACGCGCGGCCAATGCGTACATCGCGGCGAGGTTGGGATTTACACCCTGTTGCAGCGCCATAGGCCCGATGCCCGCCATGGCAACGTCCTGGGCAACACCTGTGTACTGCGGCCCAAACGCGCCCTGGGCGGCCAGGATGCCCATGGCGCCGTATCCGCCCTTGGATGGGTTGAGCTGGCTGACCGCGCCGAGCTGGCCAAGGATCGGGGCCGCCGCCATATTGGCCAGGAACTTGGTCAGATTCTCGGCCAGCCCCGGCAGGCCCTTGGAGATCCCGAAATCCTTGTCCAGTGCCGCGCCGATCTGGCCCATGCCGTCGGCGAGGCCCTGCGTAGAGCTCTCCAGTTTCTTCCACGTACCTTGCTGCGCCTCGGCCAGTTTCATCTGCGCCGAGACGTATGAGCGTTCGGCGTCGGCAACCTGATTGCGCGCTCGCAGTAGTGCGTCCTGATCGGCGTTGCCCTGCTGCTCCAGCCGGATCAACGCAATGCGGTCTTGCTCCAGAGAGTTCTTGGCCCGGATCGCCGATGACTCAGCGTCATACACCCGCATGGGGTCGACCTCGTAGCGACCGAGCCCGGGTCCGCCCTTGGGAGATGAGACCAGCATCCCGGGCGCTGCGGTGGGCGCCGTGGCCAATCCTGGCGGCATGGCAACGGGCTTTGACTCCACCGACCAAAGACTCGGATCGATCGGGGCCTTGGTCTTGTCGTCGTCCCCGGCCGGCGCGATCGGCTTCCTGTCGCCCGCCTGCGGACCGTTATCGACAGCATTGCCGCGCTGGGCATCCGGCGGGGGCAGGGCGGTCCCGGGGGCGAGCGCGCTGCCGAGCAGTGTCCGTGCTGAGTTGTCGCCGGGCGCCGGAGGCAGGACGGTTGAGCCCGCGCCCGGCGCACCGGGAAGGGTGTTGGCCAGGATGTCGGTACCGGGATGCGTACCGCCTAGCGGTGCAGCGTATTGCGGCGGTGGCGGCGAGGAACTGAACAGATCCTTGATCATCGTCGGGATGTCCCTGATGACAGGCAGATCCACAAACCAATCCGAGATACTGGTCTTTAGGTCGGTGAACCACTGATCGACCGTCTTGGTTGCGCTCTCCCATTCGGACTTGAACGTCTCCGTCGCGGTCTTAGTCGATCGCTGCGAGGTGTCTTGCAGATCCTTGAACTGGTTTTTAGCCGGGTCGAGGTCGAGTTTGTTGACAGCATCGCCCATGTCCTCCCACTGCGTGCCGAAAAGGCGTTGCCACACAAGGGCTTGCTGAACCGGGTCATCAAGATTGCGTAGCCCGGTGAGCACCGCTGCAAACGCTTGGTGTGCTTGCTCGCCGCCTGCGGAGAAGCGCCGTCCCATCTCGTCGGCGTTGAACCCCAGCGCCTCGAAACCTTCCTTGGTCGACTTGCTGCCGTCGACCGCGCGGATGCTGAATTCCTTGAGGGAGTCGGCCACCTTGTCGGTGTCGCGGGCACCACCCTCGATGCCTTGCTTGAGCAGCGTCATTGTCTCGCTGCCGGTCAGGCCGAGCTTGCGGAATTGCGTGGAGTACTCGCCGATAGAGTCGAGCCAGTCGCCGGTTACGTCCAGGCCCTTCTGTGAGCCCGCGGTGATGATGTCGAGTGCTTCGGTGACGCTATTGGCAAGGCCGGTGCGCATGAGTTGGGTCGCGGAATGCGCGAGCTCTTGCGGGGTCTTCTCGACGACCTGCGCCACACCTTGGAGCTGCTGAATCGTGTACTGAATTTCGTCATCGGGGGAGTTGGGCTTGATCAGGTTGTTGCGCAGGGCCGCTTGAGCGACGCTGAGGTTGTCCGCTACGGAGGCGCCGAAGTTGTTGGCGTAGGACTGACCGGCGGCCTTGGCGTAATTACTCATCGAGGTGTCATCCAGACCCATGCGGCCCTGGAACAACTTGGTGGTGGCCGTGGTGGCCATGCCTTCGGCAATGGCGTTGGAGAGCCGACTTCCGACGAGGATGCCTACGGCGGTCAAGCCCAACAGGGCCGCGCCGATTGGCCCGCCAGCGGTGCCGAGTCGGGCGATCGAGGCCGCGCTGCTTACCCCGTGGGTGAATCCGCCTGAGAACCCATTGCCCATGTCGCGGCCGAGCTGGGCGGCCTGGCCAGCCTGGGCGCGCATGCCGTCAACAAGGTTGGTGTTGTTGCGTCGGCTCGCCTCGTCGGCAGCTTCTTGATACTCGCGGTATGCCCGCGTTGCGTCCCGGACAGCACGAGCCTCGGCGCGCCGCGCGTCGTTGACTTTCTCGGTCTGGCGGATGATCCGTGCGCCGTCGGCGTCGCGGTCGCGTAGCCGCTGTAGTTCGGATTCCTCGGACTTGAGTTTCCCGACGGCCGATGCTGCCTTGTCGTAGGCATCAGAAGCCCTGTCGCCCATGCGCTTAAGGGACTTCTCGACATCCTTGGAGCTACCCGCCAGCGCGTTGGCGAAATCGCGGCCGGCATCCTTACCCGCGTTGCCGAACGTGCGGGTGGCGTCATCGGCGACCCGCTTCCACGACCGATGATCAGCGGCGGCACCGATGGGTATCTGCACGGACATGGTTCACCTCCTGATCATTGGTCGCCAAACACGTCATCTAGCAACTCTTCTCGCGCCGACTCGATGAATTCGTTTTCAGCGGAGTCAAGTTCGTGCTGTCTGCGAGAATCCAGCGGCGATGAGTACTTGGTGTACATGTATTCGTGCGGGGTGCCCGCGTACTGGCTGGCCCGGTATGCCGCGAGCTCGTTGTGTGTCTCGGCGGCAATCTTCTGCATGACCGTCCAGTCGCCGTCGCGCCCAAACGGCGGCGGCGCATGGGTTTTGAACTCTGAGTCTTCGGGCAGCTGGTGGATCAGCGACAGTAGTTGGCGGCTGGAAAGCACCAGGGCGCCGCGCTCATCGCGGGTGCCCTGGTGCCAATCAGCGATGCGCACACCGCGAAAACGAAGATCAGCCTCGATCGCATTGGGCCAACGGCACCACAGCGCTACTGCCTCAATTACTTTTGGAGTCGATCTTTGTCCGCTCCTCCAGCTGGCGCTGCATCACCTTCCAGTGCGTATCGATCTGGCCGGGAACACCGCCCGCGGCGAGGAACTTGGCGTAGATGTCCTCACCCATGAGTGCGATGCACAGCTGCTCGTCGGGGTCGTAATCCTTGCCGTCCTTGAGATACGGATAGACGTTCTGCTCGATGGTCTTGCCGTCGATGAAAGGATGATCGACGGTTTCCTTGTCGAGGGCTTTCATGTCCCGCTGGTAGTCGCGGTACCGCTTGCGCTGCTCGGTATCGAGAAACGCCGGGTTGGGAAGCTCCCACATCTCGCCGTCGCCGAGATCAAAGGGCACACCTGCCATGAATCCGAGGTGATCGGCGGCCTGCTCGCGTGCCTTTCTGGGGTCGACGGGGTGTAGAACGTCCTTGGTGTCTTCGGAGCTCATGATTGTTCCTTTCGGGCTGGTGGGCTTGGGGTTTCGGGCTGGAATGGGGGTGGGGCTCACCTGGCGAGCGCAGCCCAACGCCCGCCAGGTGAGGGTTCATCAGGCGATGGTCGCGGCGGCAGACTTCGGGGTGTAGACCGAAGCGCCGTTGGTGCCGGTCACCTTCACGCGGAACTTGGTCGCACCGGCCGCCACGCCCTTGACCTTGACCGTGGTGTTGCCGCCCGACGAGACCGCGGGCCCATCGAGCTCGGCGGGCAGCCAGGTGGTCCCGTCATCGATGGTGCCTTCGGCGACGAAGGTGAACGGATCACCGGCGCCCGTGGGGTCGGCGAACACGATCGAGGCCTTACCGGCGGCACCGGGGGTGACCGTCGGCGGGGTGTTCGACACCTTGGGGGCGCCCTGAATCGTGGTCCAGCCCTTGCCGCCGACCCATTCGCCATCCAGGCCGGGAATCAGGATGCCCGGGTTGCGCGGATCGGGGATCAGGAAGAACGGGTCAGGTTCGAGCGAAAACTCCAACTCGGCGGCGTCGGCGTCTTCCTTGTCCATCTTGGCCGCGCCGATCTTGGTCAGCTTGCACAGCGGGATGGGCTCGACGGTGTACAGCTTGCCGCCGGCCCGGGACCGTGCGCGCACCAAAAGCAGCTGGCGGGGAACGAAATCGGCCTCCAGCGGGGTGCCGACGAAAAAGTCCTTCTGACCGGCGTCCTCGACCAGCAGGTTGCCGTCCTCGTCCTGTAGCGGCAGGTTGTTGCGCACTCGCTTGACCAACGGCTTGAGCGATTCGATCGGGGTGAACTTCACCGTCTTGCCGATCTTGGTGATGTCGTTCTCGATCGGGTAATTCGACTGCAAGATCTCCAGCGGACTGACATCGACGTTCGGTTCGCGCTCGGGGCCACCGGTCTTGGTGTTGGCACCCATGAACAGCCAGCCCTGGTTGGGCTCGGGGTTGGTGCGCCATTCGCCGCCGATCTTGCGCTGCGCGAACAGATCCGGGCGTAGCTTGCCGTCCTCGGTGAGCGGGTTGAACACGTGCGGGCTGATATCGGTCGCGGCGCCGCGGTAGTCGCGGATCAGCACGGCCACCAGTGGGCCACGAATGGCGAACCGGTTATCAACGTCGTTGAATCCGCCGTCGCTCCAGTCAACGCCGGTTGTGGGTTGCGTCATGTGACGCTCCTTTCTTGGGTGAGGAACCGGAAAGGGGAACAGATTCCGGCGATTTGGTGCGGCACAGCGCCGCGACGCGATCGAGGGACCGCGACGTTTAGATGAAGGACAAGCCGAGTTCGCAAATCGCCTTGAGGCGAAAGGCGTTGTCGGCCTTGTATTCGCGCAGCGTGGAGAGCTGCTGAAAGTCGATGTAGTCGACGTTGGCGGCCGTGCCGTCAGGCATGGGCACATCGACGATCTCGCTACCGAGCAGCATGATCCGCCGATCGGTCTTGGCGCCCTCGCGCTGCGCCTCGGTGATCGTCTTGCCGAAGGTGTGGATCGACAGAACAGCGGTGCAGTAGAACAGGTTCGCGTCGTAGGTGCCGTCAATCATGTTGACCTGGCGGAACGGCAGCGGATCGTCGGGCTTGCGTTCGATGTCGCAGGGGCCCAGCGGTGCCAGGTGGGCGAGCATCATCACGATCGCGTTGGGGGGCATCTGCTCATGCAGCGCGACGGTCATCAGTCGGGCCCGTTGATGACATCGGCGGCGGTGCCGCCGAACGCGATGGCAGTGCGGGCCGCGACGGCGAACTCCGGTGTCGGGCTGGTGCCCCCGGTGCCATCCTCGATCCAGTGGGCTTTGAAGTTGTCGTTGACGACCTTGGTGTCATCGTCACGGCCCTTGCCCTGCTGCACTTTCCACGCCGCGCCGTAGTCGCCGTGATCGACCGGCGAGATGGACTTGGCGTGTGCGGCCATCTCCTTGCCGACGCGCGCCTTCTCGGCTTTGGCTTGCGCCGAGGTGTGGATCGCCTTGTCGATCTCGGACTGCGGCACACCCAACGCGACCAGCGGGTTGGGTCTGCGATCTGCGGCCATCAGCCGACCCTGCGCTGGCAGATACAGAACACATGATCTTCGTGGCCGTCGAGGTCGAATTCGAGCACCGCGTCACCGACCATGCTGTGATCGCGGTCCAGGTGGCGAATCCGGTGCGCCGATCGGATGTCGGCGACCGCGACGGGCGCGGCGGCACCGGTGCCGTCGACGGCGGGGATATGGCCATCGACGACCGGCAGGAACGCCCACGATTGCTCAGTGGTTGTGGTGGTGATGGCCTGGTTGTCCTCGGCCGTCGACTGCACCTCGAACAGGCAGTTATCGACCCATACAACGCGTTCGGTGACTTGCGGCTTGCGGTACTCGTCCAAGATCGGGTCGCCCTGCCCGTCGAGCACCGGCACATCCCACACGATCGCGAGCCGCTGCCCGCCCAGGGTGTCCATCAGTAGTCACCCCTGGGGAAGTGGCCGCGCGCCTTGGCCTGTAGCGCCAGGCCGAGCATGCGGTAGTGGCGGCGTGCGATGAACTTCTCGACGGCTTCGCGATCGATCGCAGCCTGTTTGGTGCGATGGCCCACTGTCTTGGTGAACGATGAGACCGGGCCGAACTCGCCATACATCAGCGCGTCCCGGGTGACCTCGAATGTGACCACCTTGGCCGCCGGGTCATCGTTGGCAATGGCCGGTTTCTTGTCGCGTATCCAATCGGAGACGACCGTCAGTAGAGGCGCCGCCACCAGTTTCTCAGCTGCCGACAGCGGCCGGAACATGGCGGCGAACGCCTCTACGTCAAGGAAGTCGGTCACGAAACTAGTCCGTGGCCTCGATCAGCGCCCACAGGTCGTCCTTCTCCTGTGCCTCCAGCTCGTCACGGTCATACGTGCCGTTGGCCATCAGCCAGTCGACCAGGACGGCCTTGGTCGCGGCCTTGAGCGGCTTCTTACGAGGCGCATCACCCTCGGTACCGGTGGCCTGGCTCGGGTTCCCGGAATCGCCTGCGGTGGAGCTGGGATCGCCATCCCCACCGTCGCCGCTGTCGGTGTCGCCGTCATCGGTGGCATCCGCCTCGGCCGAGTCGCTTTTGGGATCGGTCGATTCGGCCGGCAGCTCAACACCGAGCGCACCGACGGCGAGGCCGCGCTGGACCTCTTCGTCGGTGAGCGTGACGAGCTCGCCGAAAAACGCGCGCCGCCGAGTGCCCGCGGGCGTGAGGTATTCCCATGTCGCCGCAGTCACCCGATGTTCTGTGACCTCGGGCATTACGGGGCGCCCTTCAATCCGGTCACCTTCTTGACCGCGTACGGGTCAGTGACGCCCATGATCGGCAGCACCGAAGACTGGACCCAGTTCTGCTTGGTCTTGGGCTCGCGCCAGGTCTCGGTCGAGAGCATCTGCTCGTAGTCCAGGAACCCGACACCGCCGCGCACACCCGCGAAGGCGCTGCCATTGGCGACGCGGTTGGACCGGAACATCGAGATATCGGCGTCGGCCAGGATCTGCGGCAAGTCCGGTCCGTAGGCGATGCGCAGGTCCGCGTACTGCACGGGGTTGACGACCCACACGTTGTAGACGTAGCCCAATTCCTCGACATCGGCGGCCAGCTGCGCGGCGATGATGTCGGCGAACGGACGGGCGTTGTTCGGGGTCGGGTTGTTGCCGGTCAGGGTGACGTTGCCCCAGTCGTGTCCGGGGATGACACCCGCGCCGCCGAGACTGGCGATAACGGCCTCCAGCACGGCCACGGTGCGCTGATTGATCTTGCGCACCAGCGTGTTCGCCAGCTGTGTGGTCAGGCGGTCCATCTGGGCGCGGTCGTTGCGCCGGATCGCCTCATCGGACATCCAGAACTTGCCACCCCAGTCCTCGGACTTGGCGACCTCGGGCTGCGTGCGCTCACCCTGCACGATCGTGTACTCATCGGACGGGCCGCGCTGTTCCACATCGTTCTTGGTGTACAGCTCGTTGATGCGGATCACGTCGTAGATGATCGCCCCGGCGGTGGTGCTCGCCCCTGAGGACGAAAACAGTTCCGGGGCAATGAACTTCTGCAGCGTCAGGTCCGAGAGCCGCTTGGTGATCCGGCCGGGCTGCTTATATGCCAGGTCGACCGAGATCTTGTTGTCATTGATGACCGGCGCACCCAGCGGGTACGCGACGGGAGATGTTGTCATGGTGGGTAGCCCTTTCCTAGTAGAGGCTGATCTCGGCGTCGGCGCCATCGGTGGCCGCGGACAGTGCGTAGCCAACGGCGACGCCGCTGGCGAACTTCTTGGCCTTGCCGGCCGTGCCGACCTCGACCTCATCGAATGCGGCGAGCGCGCCGTCGGCGGTCACGTAGGTGACACGCGAATTGCCCCGCGCCACACCAACAATGTCGCCGCTGGCCGCGTCGTACTTGGAGACGCCGCACACCCGGCCCGCCGCATCAGCAGGCGCCACGGCGATGTTGCCGGTGGCGGTGCGGTTGCCGCTGATCTTGAGGAACCGCTTACCGGTGACGGCAGCTGTGGCGCGGCCGGTGATGTCGCGGCCGGGCTCGTAGACGCCCACGTTCTCGTTGGTCATGATCTATTCCTTCCCTTCCGAACTCGGCGCGGTGGGCGCGGAGTCAAACCAGCTCAGGTCATTGGGCACCGGACCGTCTGCGGGCTGCGTCGAATGCCCCGTCTCGGCCAGGGGGACCACCCCAGGTGCCAGCGCGGCCAGCACGGCGGTGTGGCCCTCGCGGTCGGCGGCGAGCGCCTGCAAGTGGTGCTCGCGACGCGCCGGGGCGACCTTGCCGTCGGCGATGGCCTGATCGACCACACGCTCGTCGCCCTCGCGCAACTGCTGTGCGCGCGCCTCGGCGCCCGCCTGCGCGGCCGCGACGGTGGCCTCGTACTGGGCCCGCTCGACGACCGTCATACCGGCCTTGGCGAGCGCCGCCGTGGCCTGCTCCAAAGTCGGTGCAGCGGGCGGGGTTTCGTCACTCTCCTGGCCGTCGTCGGCACGCTCTTCGAGCGCTTCGGCGGCAGCAGACAAAATGGTCTCGTCGTCGGCGTCGGCATCGATACCGAGCAGCTTGGCGAGGCCCTCATTCAGGGTTGCCACAATGGGCTCCTTTCCTCTGTTGACCTCGCCCTTCTCGGGCCGAGGGGTCTTGTTGTGCACCAGCGGAATTCGTGGCGCAGGCGCGGACTGGCGTCCGGCATAGCGGAACGCCGACAGATCGAACACCGATGCACGCGCGGCGGCCGAATTGGAGTCAGGCTCGGGTAGCTCGACGACACGATCGGCCAAACCGGCCTCGACCGCTTCGTCGGCGAGCAGCCAGGTTTCCTCGGCCATCACGTCGAGCCAGTCCTCGACAGTGCCGCCAGCTCGGTCGGCGTAGATCTGCGCAATGTTGCTGTTGTGCTGGGCCAGTCGCGCCGCGCTCTTCTCCATGGCGCGGGCATCTCCGACACACACCGCCCAGGCGTTATGCACCATCATCTGGCTGTTGCGGTTCATCACGATCTCATCGCCCGCCATCGCGATCACCGAGGCGATCGAGGCCGCGAGGCTGTCGACCACGACGGTCACCGTGGCGGGGTGATCACGTAGCGCGTTGAGAATGGCGATGCCGTCGAACACCGAGCCGCCGGGGCTGTTGATGCGCACCGTGATGGCATCGTTGTCGATCGCGGCCAGATCCCGGGCGAACTGTTCGGCGGAAATGCCGTACCACGAATCGATTTCGTCGTAGATCAGCAGCTCGGCCGGGCCGTCATCGGTCTTGGCAGCATTGCGGATGCTGTACCACGGGGGCCGTTGGCCCGCCGTGAGATTCTTGGTCACCACAGCGTCGGGTCTCCGTTCCTCGTGGCCGTGCTGGCGCCGCCGGGGCGCGCTCGGGTATGGGTGCGCACACGCACCGGCCCTCCGCTGTTGCGGGGCGCGGCGGCGGATTCGTCGGCGGGCTCCGGTTGGCCCTCGGGCGCGTTGGGATCGGGACCGGGTAGGCCAGTCGCCGAGCGGATGAAGGCCTCAAGACGGGCGTCGGGTGTCAACAGTCCTGCGTTGACCAGCATTTGCAGCGCCGCGGCGGTAGCGTCCTGGCGCGAACCGATCTCATCGAACACCAGCAGCGGGGCCGGTTCGTCCTCACCGAAATTGAGGTCGACCAGATCCTCGACGATGTGCGCCTGTGCGGTATCGCGTACGTCTTCGGCTTCCGTCTGGACCGACTGTACGAACGTGTCGGCCTGCACGCTAGCCAGGGCATGGGAGCCGCCCTTGCTGTCCAGATTCAGGAAGTGCGCCAACGCAACCAGCGCCATTTGGTGGTCGTGGTATTCGATCGCACGGCGGGGGTCCATCGGGGTGCCCGATGGTGACATGATCCCAGCCTCTTGGCCGTCGGCAAGGGCCAAGCCTGCCGACTCGCCACCGCTGTACTTGGAGGCGATATCGAGTAGCGCATCCATGCGCTCTTCGTCTTGAGAGTCGTTCTCGTTGCCCTTGATCCAGGGAACGCCGATGCCGTGGCGACGGGCGGCGGCGGCCTCGATGCGCATCAGCTCGTCTTTGAGCTTCCAGTGTTTGTAGGCGGGCCGTAGCAGGCTGTTGCCGATCCACACACCCGGATCGGGTTCGTGTGCATATACGACGAGCCGGTCGACAGGGATGGTCGAATTAAGTAGCCCGCCAGCCGGTACCGCCAATCCGCTCGATGTCATCGAGAAGGCGCTGGAGGGCTGTTGCTCGATCGAGACCAGACCGCCGTCGCGGTCGACGTTCCACTTCGAGATGGTGGCCTGGGGGCGGGGAGCCAGCTTGCGCAGCACCGCGCGGGTGTTAGCGCCCTCACCTTCGATGCGGTAGACCTGCTCAAATACCGAGTGCCCGTAGCGCAGAGCCATGAGAGCCTGCTGCAGGTGCTTGTCCCACGAGAACCGGCCACGGGTCCGCGTCTGGGGTGATCCCTCGTCGGCGGCACCCTCGATAGGCAGACCCAGATTGCGGGCGATGAACTCGGTGACCTCATCGCTGGCGCCGTTCTGCCGGATACGCCACGCGGTGCGCCGAATAGGCAGCCCAATAGCCCTGAGTACCGAGGCAATTCGTGCGTCCTCGCGGACCATGCGCGTGTAGGTCCACACCGACAGCGGCCAAATCAGGTCGGCGGTCTGCTCGAACTGATCGATAGGGCCACCCCACCCGGTTGCGCCGGCCGAGCTGAGCACGTACCCCTGTTCGGTACGCGGGGCGGCGGTCTTCTTCGGTGCCTGCTGATCGGCCATGCTCGCCCCCTTTCTCAGAATGCGGCGCTCATCGCGTCGAAATCGGCGCTATGCCGGTGTGATTGGTGCTCTCGTGCGGCCCCGGTGCGGGCGCCGACGGTCTTGGCGGGCGCCTTGGTTCCGTACTTGCGAAGGGCCCAGTGCGCCATGGACACGTTCATCAGCGGCATGCCTGCGCCGTTGGGTTCCTCGGCCCAGACGAAATCGCCGCCCGGCAGCTCGCGCATGCTGGCGGTGGCCACCTCGTCGTTGAGCACTGTTTGATCGCTGTGCGACAACTTGACGGCATCGGCGTCTGCCAGGAAACCGCTACAGGACTGCGCGATCTCGGACGTGCCGATCATCAGCGGCTCGATACCGGCGGCGATGAGCAGCGGTTCAAGTACCTGCGCGGTGTTCTTACGGTCGATCACCAGCGCCACCGGATTCCACGCGGTGACCTTGGCGACCAGATACTCGGCGATCTCGGAGTGCGTACCGGTGCGCAGCGGTGCCACCTCGACATGGATGTTGCCGTCTTCGGCCATCTGCGCGGCGCTAATTGACCACACCTGACGGTTCCAGGATCGCCGCACCGCGATGGTGCGGGCTCCCGTGAGCTTCGCGTCGGCGTTCGCCATGTCGCTCCAGTTCGGGATCGGCGAGCCAACCTCGTCCTCGTCGGGCGGGTAGTCGCCGATCCCGAGGTAGTCGGCGGTGAAGATCGCCCGCTGTTCGGCGGTGCGGGCCTTGCGCCGTTTGGCTTCGAGCTCGTGCTCATCGCCGACGACACCCAGGGAGGGGTGCGCCAGGCGGTACGCGCCGATATCGCCGAGCTCGGTGCCCTCGGGTACCGCATAAAGGGCGTAGTACAGATCCGGGGACCGCTTGTGGCCCAGGTTGTGCATCCCGGTGAGGATCTGGCAGTTGGGGTGTACCGAGGCCACCGGAGGTGTTGAGACGTACCAGATCTGCGGCCCCGTCGCCTTGGTCGAGGCGCGGGTCGCGCCGGTCAAGCTCGCTTCGGCTTGCGCGGTGAGGTCGTAGGCCTCGTCGAGTATCAGCAGATCCACTTCGGTAAGACCGCGACCGAACTTGGCGGTGCGCGGCCCGAACTTGGCCTCGCCGTTGCCGAGCTTGATCAGCCCGCGGTTGCCCGCCGAAGTTGGCTCGGAGCGTAGGCGTTTCTTGAGAGACGGGATGCGGTCGATGACATCGACGCAGCGGCCGAATACGTCCTTGGCCGTCTCCCATTCCTGGGCGGTGTAGGCGATTTTCTCCCCGAGCACCAGCATCCCGAAGATGATGCGTAGCACCACGATCAGGGTCTTGCCGTTCTGACGTGGGCACTCAATGCACACGTCGCGGTGCGTCCAGACGCGATCGCCCCACTCGTTGGGCTCCTGTAGCGAGAGCACCGCGCGTAAGGTGAGCCACTGCCAGGGCATGCAGCGCACGCCAATTCGCGACCCCAAGCGCGCCGCCCGATCGCCCCATGATTCATCGCCGGGGTGTCGGGACTCGAATCGTGGTGTCTGACTGCCCTTCAGGCGTGGCCACAAGCCGATGAACTCTGGCCACTCACGCGGTGCCAGGTCAGATACCGGCGAGCACGTCGTCGTCATCGGGATCATCCGGCAGTGCGGCGCGCTGGCGATAGACCTCGGTGATCAGCTTGCGCATCTGCTCGGCCTGCTGGCGCTGCTGCACCAGCACGTTGTTCACCACCACTTCGACGGTCTTGGCACCGATCTTGAGCTGCAGCCAGGCCTCGCGGTCGCCGTCCAGTAGAGCGTTGAGCCGGGCGAGGTAGTCGGCGGCGTATCCGGCCTGCTCGATGATGAGCCGCAAGGGATAGGGGTCGTCGGGTTGTGACAACTCTTCGATGAGTCGCTGGCCGACCGTCTTCTCGGAGGCCGGTTGCCGACGCGTTGCCCGCTTAGCTGAAGTCTTTGCTGAGTTAGCGGTGGCCTTTGCCGGTTTCGGGGCTGCTGTCATCGCTCACCGCGTTCAAAAAAAACCTGACCTGGATAATTTCAGGGGGAGGGGCTTTGACCTGCGGTTATGGCACTTTCGGGTGTGTGCATCGGTGCTGGTCAGGGGCTTTTCGGCCCATCGGCTGGCGATCACCACGACATCACACCTCCGTCGTGTTTGCTGGCAGGGTCGGGATGTTTGCTGTGCGACTGGTCGGCGTACCACCGCTTTGCTGCCTGCGCCATGCGCCACGGTCGCTCGGCTTTGCATCGGGCCATGACCACGCTCTGACCAGGATCGATCGTGATGACCTGCGCGCCAGCGGATCGGTAGCGCGCGAGCAGGCCCTCGCCGGGCATGGAGTGGATCAGGTACACATCGCACTGGCCCGCGAACATCAGCGCCGTATCGATCGCGGCCAGCCGAGCGGCCTTGGTGACCGAGCGGACGTGCTGGGGCGGGTCGTGCGGATCTCCACCCGCGGGCGTGAGCACCGAAGCGATAGCGTCGTAGTCGATCGTGATGTCGCCATGCTTGGCGTGCTGTCTCACCCATGTGGACTTGCCGGCCGCAGGCGGGCCGGTCACCAGGTAGAGCGTCACCAGTCCATCGCCAGGTTGTCGGCAGTGATGACGGGCGCGGCGGTGATGCCCAGTGCCGCAAGGGCTACGGACCACTCGGATGGATGAACGTCAAGCACTGCGGGTCTATGGGCGTCGTGCCTGCCGTCTTGGCGCTGGCTGTTACAGATGCCGTGTAGTAGGCGATCGGCGCGCTGCCCGCCGAATGCCCGAGCCTGACTGTGGTCTGCGGCCAGTTGCTTGCGGTCCCAGTTGCGTTCCAACAAGGGCGCTTTGAACATGGGTAGTGTGCACCACCAGCAGAGCGTGCCGTCGACGTGACGGCGTAGCAGCGACTCGGCTTGCTGCTGGTGTTTCCAGCCCAGACCGCGATCGGTGGTGTTGGCCTTACGGCCGGGCCTCGGCGGCATAGGGCTCATCCATGATCAGCACATCCGACGAGAAACCCTGACGCTCAGCGCTTGCCTCTGCGTGCGCTGGCGGTGCAGTCGGCGCGGGCGCGACCTTCACGGGTGTGACAGATGGCTCGCTGCCATCCTGCTCGACATCCAGTGTCCAGCCATTGGCGTGGGTGGCGACGGTCATCGTCGTGTCGCCTACAGGCTGCCCCAGCTCGGCCAGCGTGCCCGCCTGAGCGAGAGTGACCATGACGGCCAGACCCCAACCCTGCCCGCCAGATTGGCGCTTAAGGTCGGGGATATCCGGCGGCGTGGAACGCCACTTACCCGGGTCGGCGTCCATGAGGACCTTGCCGTCGACGGTGATCTTGATATTGCTCATTGGGCTAGGAACTTTCGTAGTTGGCGGGCATCGATCGTCACGTCGTCGGTCTTGCCGACCGTCAGCACCAACAAGGGCGTGGCGCGCTGGTGGTCGGTGCGGTCGTACAGCGTGACGATTCGGGTGCCGTCCGGCGCTTCTGCGGCGTCCTGGCGCAGCTGTGCCGCATCGGCTTTGGTGAGTACGTCGAATTCGCCATCGATGACCGACTCGATGGCCTCGGCCCAGAGCTTGGCGGCCTGGCCGATCATTTCCTGCGCTTGGTCTTCAGGCATGCCAGTGGCGCGGAAGCCGGGAATCGGGATTGCCCGCGGTTCGGAGTTCTCATCGCCGGGATGTAGCAGCGCGCCGGAAGCAAACGTGCGAGTGAGCAGGTCGACCAGGGATCGGTTCAAAGCGATTCAGGCCCTCCTTAGGCTGCTGCCGGGAGTGACGGCGGGAGCCCTAGTGACTTACAACCTGGCGGAAAGGAACTGGCCAGTCCATAATGAGAAGAACGTCAGCAAAGTGGCTGCCAGATGCAAGGAGGGGTTGCAGTGAGCATTGGGCTGATCGCGCTGGCGCCGTTTGTGGTGTTACTCGGGTACCTCTGCTGGCAGTTAGTCCGCAAAGCGAGCCCTCGCGGGCCAGATCATGGCGGTCGTCGTGTTTCGGACGGTGCGCCTGGGTATAGCCCGGGAGCTGGGGCCGACACGGGAACCTTTGGCTTCTTCGGCGGATTCGGCGGAGGCAGTGGCGGCGGGTACTGCGACAGCGGTGGATTTAGTGACGGCGGTGGTGGGTGCGACGGCGGTAGCTGACCGCCAGAGCCTCGAAACGATGAAAACCCCAGCTAGGCCGGGGTTTTCATCCGGTAGGCACACTGGTGCCACCGACATGTTGAACGCCATTTTGCCATACGCGCAGGTCAGAGTGGGGTTGTCGCGCAGTGGCGTGTCGGGTTCGAGTGGCCTATTGCCGGGACCTGACTTCGGCCCCGGCAATAGGCCACTCGCTTAGTGAGTGGGCTGTGGCGGTAGGGAACCGCCGAGGTCCTGCCAATGTTGAGCAAGCTCGGGGTTGATTGGCTTGGCGAACGCCTCGCGCATTTCCTGTTCCGCGCGCTCGTAGGTTCTCTGCTGAGACTGCTGCACCCTCTGGTCGAGTTCGCGCGTGCTATCTCCCCATCCGGGCCATATCTGCTCGAACAGGTCTGCGTGAGGCACGTTGGTCGAATCGCGCATCGCTTCCTTGCGCACGACCCCTTCCATGTCACGGAAGTGGTCCAGTGGCACCAGGTACTTGCCTGCGACGGCGAGGCCCCAATCGACAGCTACGCCGTACCGCAGTGCGGTGTGGAGCAGCCCGGCGTCAAAAGTCCGTTCGGCTGGCTGCCAGTCGAATCGGGAGTAGTCGACGGTGAAATCTGGATTGTTCTTGACCAGGCGCTCGATCGTGTATTCGCTGATGTCACTCCACAGCACTGTGATATCCGGTTTCAGCAGGTAGTACAAGGGTTTCCTTTCTTGGTGAGGGTTTCCTCAGGTGAGGTCTGTGCGCGCGCCTTGGCCCGGCCGGCTGGCCTGCCAGTCGTCGATGGTTGATTCGAGCCACCCCCGGACTGTTCCGCGCGGCCACGTGCCATCGTTGTTGATCGGACCGACCACCGCGTCGGGTTCGGGCAATTTGTAGCCCGACATGGTGGGGTCCTTGGCGCCAACTCGTGCCGCGAACTGGCGCAGGCTCAGAAAGTGCTGAGTCGTCTTACGTTTGGCCATCACTCGAACTCCTCGGCATACATGGGTAGGAACTGTGATGCGGGTTGCGGGTTACCGGCCGCCACCGCGTCGTCGAACAGTCCGAGCAGGTAGTTCAGGTAACGGGCATGGTCCTCGTCGGGGGCATGCTCGATGCGGTGCCTCAGCTTGCGACGCTGACGCACCACATTCATGCCCTCGTCTACCGTGCGCACCTACGCGCCCCGGCGGTGCGCGATCCGGTTCCCGATCTGATACGCCAGCAATGCAGCCCATCCGACCCACAGCCAGGCCGGGACGGCGAGTGCTGCGAAGACGCCAGCGGTGCCGATGGTGGCCACCAGGTCATAGTTACGTCTCAACATCTGGATAACCCTCTCTACTGGGACTATTCTTATCCTCTGGTGGGCCGGGAGCGATAGTCGCGCTCCCGGCCCTTCCAGTCGGTTACCGCCTATGGCGGCCCCGCTTTCTGGACTTACGGGGCTTGCGGTTCTGGACGACCATCCAGAGATTGACGATCAGTGTCGCAATCGCAACCGCGAGTCCCAGCCGTTCTGTCAAATTCACCACCTCCTTCCTCTCTCTCGGACACTTCATACTTTACCGTCCGGAACGGATAAGTAAAACCGTTTTGAACGGATATGTTGAGAGATTCTTGGAGGGTTGAACTCCGTCAATGACATTCGGCTGAAACGGTTTCGGGCCTATGTCACCCGACCGTCGCGCTGCGATTCTTCGCGCCCTGATCCGGGGCCGTTGAGAATCTCGCACCCGGCCCCGAGCTTGGGCGCGTAGATGGTCGCTCCGCAGTGGCACGTCCACATGTGGTGCTTGCCGTCGCACGCGCACGGGCGGCAGCGCTGCGTCCAGCCGGGCTCGTCGATGCTGTGCCAGTTCGGGCAGTAGAGCGGGCTGACGACTGTCCAGCCCTTGCCATTGGGCACGAGGTCACCGACGTATGCGTTGGGGAACCGATCGCGCGGTGGACGTGACATGCGTTCGTTCTACGCCGGGGGTCTGACGTTCGGTGTGGCGAGGCCCTGTCCGTACGACACGCCCCCGACACGCCCGGGTGTGACAGGCCCCCGTAGTAAATTTCGAGGAGGTCCCACCGGGTTTGCAGGGGTGGCGCGCGTTGGGCAATCCCGTCCAGCGGGTTTCATGCCCCCAGGCCCGGAGGTACCGATGGGTAACAACAAGCGAAAAAGAGCCGCCGACTGGATCGCGTTGGCGATCGAGTCGATACGGCTCTTGATCGTGATCATTTTGGCAGGCATTCACTGGCTGTAAGCCAATGAATGGGAAAACGGGTGCCAGCCCGTCTCCCGAGGGCGGGGTCCGCAAGGGCCCCGCCTTTCCTGTCTTTCATGCCGTCTGGTTTCCCGTCCGGCATGACATGAACTGTAGCGCAAACCGTAGCACTCAGTACCACACCTATGGGATACGGAGTGTCTTCTCCAGTACATGTGCAACTCTGTACATACGTCCAGGAAACCCCATTTCAGACCGATATTTGGCCCAAAATCCGGCCCGCTCTTCAGGGTGTGTACGGCCCTCAAGTTATGGGAAACAAACCGTTGCACCAAACCGTTGCACGCCGCCCCTCAGTATTTGCCCCTTAGCCGCGCCCCCTGGCGTTCCTCGGCCTCTCGCCTCGCACCGCGCGCACATCGCCAATGCGAACCATCTGATGCCCTTGGGCGTCCCGGCCGCGCACCGGCACCCAACCTCGCTGCACCCATCGTTCGATGGTGCGCTGCGGCACGTGCTCGCCGAGGCGGGGGAGTATCACGTCGACGAGCTCGCGCACGGTCGCGTTGCGGTCGTCGAGCTCGCCGAGGTTGCGTGCCAGCACGTCGGCCACCGAATGCGCGGTGTCGCACTGCGGGCACACGATCGAGCCGCTGTGGCTGGGCGCCATGAGTGCGTATCCGCACCGGGTTGAGTTGTCGCCCTTGCGTCCCCGCTCGACAAGTACCTCGTCGGGTGCCGGGTCGGTGATGCATGGCCCGATGATCATGGGCTCGGGTGGGCGGTTCACCACGCGTGTAATTGACCGGTACACCTGCTCGATCTCGTCGCAGATCTCGGCGCCGTTCTCCTGCAGCGCGATATTGGCCGCGTGCCGGTGCAGCCACTTGGCCATGCGCGCTGTCGTGGCGACTGAGTGCGTCTCGTCGCCGCGCCTTCCGGCGTAGGTCACGCGTAGGTCATCCGCGGGGGAGTCGTCGGCCGTGCACATCTCTGGGGCGCCGTCGCAGTCGTCGCACAGTGGCCCAGCCGCCGAGGCGGGCAGTGTGACGAAGCACCGTCGACACGAGCCCGCCCGGGCCGGCGGCGCCGAATCGAGGCTGAACCGATCTGCCGGCCGCCGTGCACCCGATTCGACGACCACCGGCAGAGGCCTTGGCCGGGTGCGGAACTCGGGCACCTCCAGCCCGCGCGTCTCGCACATGTCGCGGATGGTCGTCGACAACGCGTTGTGGATTCGGTCGAGCTCGTCGCTGGCGCGTCCGTTGACCCGGCCGAGTGCCAGGGCATGCCACAGTGCCGCCTGGTGCCTGTCCCGGTGGTCCCTCGGGGTTGGGGTGGTGTCCTTGTCGCGCGGGAACGGCTCGACGTGGCTCACGAGCGTGTCGTCGCCGTGCAGCACGTCGCGGCGCTCGCCCTTGCGTGCACCGTCGCCCAGATTCGCCTGCCCGACTGCGGTTTCCGTGAGTCGATCGATCCACCATGGCAGGTCAGCCAGGCGCTTGCGCAGCTCTGATATGCAGGACTTGCATACAAACAGATCGGTTGCGCGTTCGCACCGCTTGCACTTGGTCAACGGTTGAATCCCCTTACCATCTTGGCGAATTGGACATCGATATCGTGCTGTTCGATCCTGGTGAGGAACTGAATTTGCCAGGGCTGCAACGGCTTACCGGCCTTGGAGCAGAGCTCGGCTATCCGGTCAGCGTCGCCGGGGCGCGTGCGCTTCATCGCCCGTCCCTCTTGGGTGGTGCGCACATCACCGCACCGGCTACCGGTCGCACGAAGGCGTCGCAGTCGCGGCAGCGCCGGTTTCCGTACTCGTCGCGGTAGTGGCGCTGGTTGTGTCGGCAGCGACGGATTTTCAGCACCCGCCCATCGAGGTCGCGCTCCCTCATCGCGCACTCCCAGCAGCAAACGCAGCGAATGCTTCGGCGCTCGTGTCGAATCGGCACCAGGTCTCGTACCCGTCGCCGACCCGCTTCTCGATGCGCCACTCGCGGTTCACTGGCCAGATCCGCCAGGGCGCGGATAGACGGTTCGGCCGGATGCGCCACATGTCGAGGGGATTCCGAAAGGCGAACACCGAATCGAGGGTGTAGGCCGACGGCGACGGCTTGCGCGGCTCGTCGTGCAGCTGGCCGTCGTAGAGGTACCCCTCGATCAGCGCGCCATCGGTGAGCTGGATGGCTACGCGCCCGCCCTCTTCCAGCCCGGGGCAGGTAAACCGCTCGGGGCCCGTTTTCTGGGTCATCGTGTCTCCGTTCGCATATCGATTCCTGGGGCTGTGGTCGCCGCTGGCGGGTTTTCGGGCCGTTCGGGACTATCCGGTCGCAGGGCGGGGATTTTCGAGCGCTGCGCGGGCTCTGGCGGCCCCGGCTTTGGCGACTTCGGTTCGGTCAACGTGATCGCAGACGCGGGTGCCGTCGTAGCCGTCGGAATCGCAGATCTCGCAGACCGCGATGGCGGCGAGTTTGGCCTCCAGGGCTGCCTGCTGCTCGGATTCGCGCTGGGCGCGGTGGATCTCGGCTCGGGCACGCCGCGCGTCAGCGCAGGCGCCGCAAGGCTCGCTGGTGCCGTCGGGATGCTTCGAGCAGTGGGGGGTCTTGTCCTCGCCCGCGTCTACCAACGCAAGATCCCCTACCAACTGATTACTTACTTGGTGTGGAGTGGTGTGGGGTGGTGTTGTTGGTGGGACAGACGCGTGACCGGACGCGGGAGTCACGGTGTCTGTCACGCGTGACCGACTGCGTGACTTAGCCTTCCGCTGACGTGCCTGCTCCCTGGCCGCAAGTATGTTGACCTTGAGGTTTTCTGGTTTCCAGTCGTGGAACCACCAGCCCGCCTCGCCCTCCTTTTCGCCTCGGCGCCATAGCTCCGCATCGACGAGTTTTCGTGCTTTTGCAACGCCTTTCGGCTGCTGTTTTACCCACCATTCGGCCACAAAACCGTCCGTCAAATAGGCCATGCAATGCGATCCGGCGCGTGCCCACATGCCCAGCGCCTCGTCTCCGGCGCGCTGCGCCTTGGGGTGCGAGTGGAACGCATCATCGACGGGGAACCACATCAGGGGGTCACACTTCCTTGTTCGTCTTGAGAATTGGCAATTTCGAGCAGTACATCGGCATGGCAGTTGATTTCACAGAGGGAGCCATTCGGGCTCACACGCCGCGGTGGGCACCAGCACGCGAGGTCATGGCCAGCCAGCTCGCGTCGAATCTGATCAAGGCTCGGGTAGTTCGGATACCGACCATTGAGCAGGTCGCACTCGAAAAGCCACGCTGCGAAGTGTCGTGCGGTGGCCATGTCGCAGTAGGACGGACCGCCGGTCAGATCCAGGGGTGAGCCGTGTACGCGGTACATCGTGCAGAACCGGCCACGCTCCGGCGTGATTCGGATCGGATTACCCCACCGGCTCGGCCGCCCGACGTAGATAGCGCCCTCGGGCATCCTCCAGCCCGCTGTGCGCTTGCGCTGGATACGTTCAGGCATGGTCATCTCCTAGTGCGTAAAGCACGCGAGCGGGCAACCGCGACTCAAGCTCGCGCACGCGAGCCTCTGCGCTCATGCGGGCCTCGAAATGCTCGTTGGCTCGGTCCCGTTCGGTTTCGAACTCGTGGTCTAGGAACTCGACTTGCTCCAGCAATTCGCGGTGCAGTGGGTCGGAGTTGCCCCACTCGATCGCATAGCGGGCACGCGTGATGAGGTCGGCCAGGATGGTGCCCGGCCGTGGCTGCAGTTCCTTGTCGATCTTGGCGGCGAGCTCGTCGATCTCTCGCTTGTAATCCCACGTCGGCGTGTGGTCGTTTGGGAGTAGAACACCAGCGCAGCGCAGGATCGTGGCGATACGGTCGATGCGGTTAAGCATTGGTCGCCACCTCAAACATCGGTTCCATCTGCGCCTCAAGAGCTGCGGTACGGGTCCGCTGGCGGGTCTGTGCGTGGTGCTCGGCGTCGTAGTGCAGATGGCACCCCTGGCACATCGCGCGCAGGTTCTCGTCCCGGCAGTCCTCGGGTGTGTGATTCAGGTGCGCGACGGTGAGGATGACACGGCTGCCGGTGCCGTATGCGGGCTGTCCGTTGACGTTCGGGCACCGGTCAAGGTGAGTACCGCGAAGGCACTCGCCCTCGCACTCACAGCGGCCTTGGGCGCGCTCGAACCGGATGCGGCGCGAGATCTCGGGCCAGCCCTTGGGGTAGCGGTCGCGGTTCTCGGGGCGGATGGGCATCAGAGGCCTTCGGTGCCAGACAGGTCGTAGCAGACCAGGCCCGTCACCGGGAATGTCGGTTTCCATTCGCCGGTTCGATCGTTGCCTCCGCAGCAGTCCGACCCGGCGGGGTGGATGCAAGGCATGAATCCGTCCTCGCCCGGTGAGTAGTACTCGAAACCCCACCCGTCTCCACCGGGTGCTGTGCGACAGGCCAGGACAGCGTGACCGTTCGCGTCGATGATCGGAACGTCGGGATCGACACCGATTTGGTTCAGCCGCTCGGCATGGTCGTGTAGGTGTTCTTCGGTCTCGAATGTGACGAGTCGAGGCACAACCGTTGTGCACATTCACTTCTCCTTGCGTTTCGTGGGGGCAACGATCGCGGTTCTCCGGGCGGATGGGCATCAGACCGCCTCCCATAACGTCCGCTGCACGCTGTGCTGTGTCGTGTCGACGCGTGGGCGCCCGGGCATGTCCCAGCCCTTGCGCGGCGGTCTCTGTGCCACCACACGCCACCCAGCCGCGCGCAGCGATGCGCCGGATTCGCTTGCAAGGGTGTAGGTGACGAGCCTGCGATAGCCCATTGCCTTGGCTGCCCGCCAGGCAGCGCCGTACAGCATCGAGTTGGCGTTATGGGTGCCGTCTGTGCAACTGCGGTTGACCTCCAGAGTCAGTCCGTCATCGAATGCCGGGGCGACGGGTCGGCCAACCATGGCCACACCCACGATCCGCGTCGAGTCGGATACCGCAACGCTGAACTTGTGGCCGGTCGGGGCCGGATGATGCCGATGGTGGCCGTACACAAACGCGCACGCCTCGGCGAATGTGATGGGGCACAAAGACAATTCCGGCATCACTCACCCCTTCTGTATTTCGTGTGGCACTTCTCGCACCGTGGCCGACCGGCGCTGTGCGGCTCGGTCTTGCAGTCCACACACAGACCGGCCTGGTATGCCTTGGTGCTCTCGGGGGTGCGGGTCACGACAGGCACCCCCACGACGCGCACCCCGGGGCGCCGCATAGGCGCGCGCAGTCGCTCGGCCGAGCCGGGTTGTGCGCGCCGTTGGGCGGGGGCTGTCGCGCCTGGTCGATTGCCGCCAGCGCCTTGCGCACCAACACCCAAGGTCCGTCGCCGTATCGGTGCTTGACGGTGACCGTGTGCCAGGCACCGTCGCATTTAGCCTTTACGACGTAGTTGTTCACGTCGTCGGGGTGCGGTCGGCCCGGCTCGGCGCGTTGGATCGTCATCCCCTCGTGGATCGACCGACCGTTGACATGCAGGTCGAAATGAAGCGTCATGTCATCGGCCAATCGACGATCGAGTACTCGGGGTTGTCGCGATGGCAATCAGGATCATCAGCCAGTGCCAGTCGATGAGAATCCAGTCGATCATCACTCGCTCGACTTCTCGCGAGCCTCGCGCTGGCGTAGCGCTGCCTGCCGACCGCGCACACCTTGGGCCTGTTCGCCGTCTGCGTAGCCCTGCGCGTAGATGTCTGCGGCCAACCGGTGCAGTGACCAGCAGCCGGAGTCATCGAACGGGGCGCGATTGATGTACTGCTCCGCGTCGTGCAGCTCCTTGTCGATGTACTGCTCTACCAGATCGATCACGACCTGGGGCTCAATGCGGGGTTTCATGTTGTCTCCGTTCGTGTTCGGGTTGTCGTTCACGTGCCGCTCAATTCGATGACCTCGGAGGGTCCCTCGGGGAACGCGTCTCGCTGGGCCGTCCGGCATTTGAAGCACTCGCGGGCGATGCGGTCGGTCTGGAACTCGCGGGCGCACCGCATGCAGTGGAATCGGAACCATGTGCGGGAGGTGTTCATGCGCCCGCCTCCAGTCCGAATAGCCCTTGCTGCAACGGCTTCTGTAGCCGGGACACGATCAACGGCAAGTAGTCGGCTTCGCGCTCGATTGCGATGCAACGGCGGTCCTCCAGAACACAGGCCTCGGCGGTCGTGCCGCTGCCGGCGAACGGTTCCAGTACCACCGCGCCCACTGGGGTCACCAGCCGCACGAGCCAGCGCATCAGGTCTAGCGGCTTGACGGTTGGGTGCTGCACACCATTGGCGTTGGGCCGCTCCGAGGTTGGGGCCTTGGCCTCGTAGCGGAACACGGGGAAGAACCGCGAAGCGCCGCCGCTGTCGCCGTAGGTGTCGGCGGGCGCGAACATGCGGGTGTCGGCCCCGTAGATGGTTCCGCCGACTCGGGGCTGGCGGGCCGTCCCTGCGCGCATCGTGCCGGAATGAAGCGTGCCGCCCTGCTGGTCGAGGGCTTCGGCCTGGTGCTCATCGAGGACTACGTTGGTCGGCCAGCGGCCGGAAGGCTGCTCGAACTCCTTGCCTACAACCTTGCCGGGGACGTTCATGCCAGTAGGTGACAACGACCCCGATACCGAGCGGCTACCGGTCTTGGCATAGGCCCCGCCGTTGAGGTCGTCGGTGGTTGCCACCCGGCATGCGTCGATGTTCAGCGCACCGGTGCCGTGCTCGAGCACGTTCGCGGCCACGGTGCCCGCCAACGGCTTCCGGGCAACCACGATCGGCTCAAACGACGGCTTGAGCGCAGTACCCCAACCCTGCCACCGCTTGGCGGCGACGGTCGCCGGGGCCGTGAGAGGCAGCTCGCTATCGGTACCAAGCGAGCCGAGCATCGAACCCGACACCGCCGAGCCACCACCGTGCCGATGATGAGTGCCGACCACCCCACGCTCAGCGCCCGCCGCCTTGTCGATCGCCTTGGACACGTCCAACGACTTCGGAAACCCCGACCCGTACAACCAGGCGATGCTGTCGCGGATCTCGAAACCGGCGTCCTCGATTGCGGCGGCCAGCCGATGCCAGGTGCGCGAGCCACCGAACGCCAGCAGGTGGCCACCGGGCTTGAGGATGCGGAGGCATTGCGCCCACACCGCGGGATTGAATGCGATCCCCGAGGTATCCCAGGCGCGTCCCATGAAAGCGAGTTCGTAGGGCGGGTCCGTGATCACCGCGTCGACGCTGTTGTCCGGCAGCTCGTGCAGCACATCGAGGCAGTCTCCGTGGTGCAGTGTGACAAGGTCGTCCTGATAGTGAGCGTTCATGCGCCCGCCTCGAAATCGAGCGGGGCAGCATGTAGCCGGGTACGTAGCGACAGCTCCAGGTACTCGGCATTTAGATCGATGCCGATGTACTTGCGGCCGAGGCGCTGTGCGGCCATTCCGGTTGTGCCCGAACCGCTGAAGGGGTCAAGCACGGTGCCTCCCGGCTTGCATCCGGCGGCGATGCAGCGCTGCGCGAGCTTGGAGGCCATGACCGCGAAGTGGGCCCCCGGGAATGGCTGTGTGGGGATCTCCCACACGTCGCCAGGGTTGCGGCCGCCCTTGTCGGTCCATGTATGTTGGCGCCCGGTGGCGCCCATGTTCGACTGGTCATTCCAAGCTGTCGGCCGAGACTCTGGCGGTACCCAAGGTGTCTTTACGCTGTTGGCCTTGTTGACCAGCCCGGACCGTGACCGCCGGGAGGCCTCCCAATCGCCGTCGTACTGCTCTCTGATCGGGTCGAGGTCAAACCAGTAGCGCTTCGACTTGGCCAGCATGAACACGTGTTCATGGCGCCCGGCCAGCCTGTCGACGACGCTCTCAGGCATGGCGTTCGGCTTGTGCCAGATGATGTCGTTGCGCAGCGTCCAGCCGTCGTCTTGCAGCGCGAACGCGACACGCCACGGAATGCCCAGCAGATCCTTGGGTTTGGCCCACCCCTGCCCAGTCCTGTCGACGGGGCGCACCCAGCCGCACCGGGTGACGTTCTTACGGTCGTCGGCGTTCGGGCCCGGGTTGCCCCGGCCGCTGTAGTAGCTGTCACCAAGGTTGAGCCAGAGCGTTCCGTCGTCGGCGAGCACGCGACGCAGCTCGGTGAACAGCGCGCGTATGTTCTCGACGTACTCGGCTGGCGAGTCCTCCAGCCCATACTGGCCGGGCACGCCGTAGTCACGAAGGCCGAAGTAGGGCGGGCTGGTGACGATGCAATCGGCCCCGCCGGCGGGCAGTGCCCTGGCCACATCGAGGGCGTCGCCGTGGTGCAGGCTGACCGATTCGTCTTGGTAGTAGGGCTTGCTCATGCACCGACTCCAAACAGCTCCAGCTGCCCGACTGGCTCGTCTTCCGTTGTGAACCCGAGCGCGCGGTCGAGCAAGTTGTCGGTCCAGTCCTGGCAGCGCCAGAACTCGGCCTTGGCGTTGGCTTCCTGCTGCTCGGTTGGCGGGCAAATGCGGTCGCCCATGTACGCGTACCCGCACGGTTCGCTCCCGCAGTGGCAGAACTGGTGGCGAAGTAAGTTATTGCGCTGCGCGGCGGTGGCGCACCCGCGCATCTCGGCGACAAGCTCGACCGGCAGGGAGCGCGCGAACTTGTTCAGCTGCGCAGCGGTCACGGTGACGACGGGGATGCCCCTCGACACGATCTTGCCGTGTCCGCACTCAAATCCCTTGAGGTGAGACGGATATCCGTCGGTAGGCAGGCGGGTGCCGCCGTAGCAGGATTGCATCAAACGGGTGACGCCTGCTGGACTGATGAGGCAATCGCGTATTTCCCACCCGCCGACCATCCGTAGTAGCCAGCGTTGGTCTTCGGTAAGCATCATGCGGCTGCCTTGGCTTTCTCGCGTTCCTCGCGGGCCAGCTCATACAGCAGCGCAGATGGCTGGAAACCGTTGCGCCGTAACTGTTCCGACATGGAGTTGTAGGTGATGCCCATTTCGCGCGCAGCTGCGTGGTCGGGTACGCCGATGTACACGTATTCGGACCATTTGAGTACGAACGGTTTTCCGGTCTCGGGAGGTAGTTCGGGGTCCATCCACATCACGTAGTCGCGGGTGGATGGGGCACAGGTTTGTTGGCCGCGAAGGATCTGGCGCAGAGTGGTGACGAGCTTTCCCGGGTGGCCGTTGGCGGCCGCGATGGCGTTGATGGTCCAGCCGATCGACTGCAGCTTCTCCAGGTGCTCGCGCACGGGGGTGGCGTCGATGTAGCGACGGGAGATGGACGGGGCGGTCATAGGGTCACATCCGCGTAGAAGTCGCGCAGCTTCACGAATGCTTTGGCGGTTGCCTCGGCGTCGCCGAGTGCCGAATGTGGGCAACGGTTCTCGATCTTGAGGGCGTCGAGCACGTCGGCCAGTCCCGGCAGCTCGGACGGGTCACGGCCGAGTGCTGGGGCCGCGTAGGCGGCGAGGTCGGCCAGGCGGTAGTGCCAGTGCGTGCCGACCTTGCGTGCGACCATGGCTGCGTCGAATGTCGGGTTCGATCCGGCAAAGGTGTTGCCGCTCAGGATGTCGGCAAGGTCACTCCACGCTGTGATGGTGTCGTCGGGATTGAGCATTACGTCATAGACGCCGCGTTCGAAATAGCGGTTGATGGCGAAGGCCTGGGGCTCGATCGAGACCTTGGACAGGTCGACGTACGGCACGAATTCGAGTGTTTCTCCGGTGTCGACGTTGATGGCCGCAACCTCGATCGGCGCGCACTGCGGGCCGAGGCCGGTTGTTTCCAGGTCTACGACGATGAGGTTGCGGGACATCAGGTCTCCTCTACTTGGTGGGGATGGTGGGCATGACGGGGGTGGGCCAGCACAGCAGCGCCAGGCCCTTCTCACGGGCGATGTCCAGGCACTTGGAGACCAGGACGTTGGGGTCATGTGAGACCGAGCCCGCCAGCTCGCCGTTGGCCTTGGCCTGCTCCACGGCCGTTTTCTTGGCCTGCTCGGCCACAGCCGTCGCGGCGCGTTCCTGGTTGAGCTGGTTGATCTTCTGTTCGGTGCCGTCGTCGTAGTCGATGGTCGGCACTGCCACGTCGAGGATCTCGACCTGATCGCCCACCTTGCCGGCCAGGATCACCTTCGCCTTCTCCGAGAGTTCGGGCAGCGGCGAGCGGTCGAGGTTCTGCGGCGCCAGCGGATCGAACGACGCGAACACCTCATTGAGTGCAACTTGCAGATTCCGGGTGACCAGGTTCGATCGCACGTTGTCGAACGTCTTGTACTGCACGAACAGATCAGGGGTTGCGTCCGGCTTGATCTGCCAACGCACCGAGACATCAGCATCCGCGGTGGAGCTATTGCCCAGTCGCACCTTGATCCGATGGTCACCTGTGTGCTGGTCGATCTGCACGGCGCCATCCATCTCGGTGACCTCCGTCCATGGAGCCTTGAGGTGCAGACCGTTGGTCAGCGTTGCGCCGGTTGGTCGGCTGAATGTCGTCTCGATACCGATCTGGCGAGTGCCGACCACGGTGGTAGAGGCGAACACCAGGAAGATCAGCGCGAACAGGAATGCCACACCCGCGCTGCCGAAACAGACTCGTTTGTCGTTGCCGCGCTGCATGAACAGCCCGACAATCACCGCGATCACGGCGATGACGACCAAGATCAGGAAGAACCACATGGATACTGGCATCGTTGGTCCCCTTACTTGCCGAGGTTGGCGGCGTAGACGGGCACCCCGAGTGCTTCGGACAGCTCGCCGGTTACGTGCGTCCATGCATCGCGCACGAGGTGCTGATAGGGCTGTGGGAACAGTCCGAGCCCCAGTTGGCCCTGCGAGATGTTCAGGCGCAACCAGCACCGAACCTCGATGACCGGGTAGTCCTCGAATGGTCGGGCCGACAAGGTGATTTCGCGCGGTATCTCAAGTTGCCGAGTTGCGGTGCCCGCCTTGGCCGATACTTCCTCGCTGTAGGTCAGGTTCACGCTGCTGGTGGCGCGCTTGATTCCTGACTCGAATGATCCCTTGCTCGATGCTCGGATGCTGTCGATGATCTCCATGACATCGGCGGCCTGGTGCGAGGTGATCAGGTGCCCGGCCTGCTCGATCAGGTCGCCGAAATCCAGCTGAGAGTGGAACTTGCCGTCAGCGGCATTGAACAGGGTGGCCCAATCGGGGTCGGCGACGAATTGCAAGGCGAGCACGTCATTTCGACGGGTGTAGTCCGCCGTCGCGTCCGTCCCGAGTTCGTTGTAGATCACGCTGACCTGGCCCTTGTCCCGGTTCCCCCAGACGGTCGAGAGGCCTTGGAGTAGTGGCCGGCGCGTGACCTCGGCAAGGAATGAGGCCGTGTCGGTGACGGTTCGGCGCTCGGGTGTGCGCGGCGGGAACGCGGCGGGCACCTTGCCCCGTACGTCGACAACCTCGGTCTGGAGGCCGTTCTCGCCGTTGGCGGTGACGAGGTACAGCGAGGTGTCGGCGTCGGGCTCGTCGATCAGATCGGCGTCATGCTTGGGTAGTGCAATGGTGTTGTCGGACATGGGTGTTACTCCTTCGGGCGGGTTGGGTTACTTGGTGCCGTAGAACATGGCGGCGTTGTCACGGGACAGACCCCCCTCGCCGTCGGCGAAGAAAATCGTTCCGGCAGGGTCCTTGGCGGGGGCGCTGACGACATCGGGGACAAGGCACACCGCCCCGGACTCGCGGGGCTCGACCTTGATCTTGAGCGTGACGCAACCGCCCTTCTTGCCGGTTGCCATTGCCGCCTCGACACATTCGTGCAGCGCCTTGGTTGCAGCGGTTTGCGTGCGGCCCTTGTCGAGCTGCGTCAGCACGACGATGAACTCGGTGATGTCACCTGGCGCGAGTTCGGTGCCTTCCTCTTTCTTCTCGGTGTCGTTGTCGGACACGGTTATTCATTCCCTTCTGTTGTGGTGGGTTGTTCTGCGCGGTCGCTTTCGAGAATGTCGATCAGGGTGGTGGCCTCGGTCTTGGTGAGATCCCTGGTGCTGACCACAGGGCTGTCGGTCCTGCTCAGTGCCGACGAGATCCACGCCAGGGCAGCGTCTTTGTCTTCGAGGCCGCGCTCCCGAAGTAGGGCGTACAGCTTGCGCGACTGGGCCGGGGTGATCAGTTCGACGGCGGGCGCTTCCGGGGTGGGCTCGCTGGGCGAGGGCGCCTCAGCGTCGACCGTCTCCGTCTTGATTCCCAGCGCGGCTGCGACGCCCTGAACGCCTCGGTCGGCGCGCTCGGCGCGGACTCGGACGGGTTCGACCTCGCCGTCGATAACCTGATGACGGTCGAACTCGGCGGGCTCGTAGACCCCGGCGAAGTCCTGGGGGAATGCGGCGCGCCAGGCGGCGGCCTCGGCGCACTTGCCGATCATCACGGTTGGCTTGTCGCGCCACTGGCCGACAAGCTCGCCCGCCCGGGTAGTCTGCGCGTATTCGACGAACTTGACGACCGCTTCGCCCACCAGTACGCCATCGCAGGTGATTTCGGCTTTGGCGGCGACCGGGGGGCCGTTCTCGATCAGAACATCCCGCCAGACGCCATCACGGCCGCAGAACAGGCGCCGAGCGAAGGGGCGCCCGATGACCTCGCGGCGCGCGATGCGGTGCCCGACGACGCGGTAGCCCTCAATGCCGGTCTGGATGGTGTACTTGGTCTCCCAGCGTTCCGGTGCGCCCCCATAGCCGCCGACCTTGGTGTTACGGCCGATCATGTAGATCTGCTTGCTGAATGGGTCCAGGCCGGTGCGCTTGGCGGTGTGGAAGAACACGTCCAGGTCGCCGCGTGGGGCATCCTCGACGCCGAGCTGCTTGAGTGCCGCTATCTGAGCCTGGTTGAACTCGGTCTGGTCGGCGGCGATGGCCAGCGCAGTATCGGTGGCGGTAACCACCTGCGCGGAGTCGACAGTTTGAATCTCGTTGGTCACGCGATCTCCTTTGTTGAGATGGATTGGGGGTCTGTCTTGGGGTTCGGTACGAGCGAGACGCCGTACTTGTTCGGTTGACGGCGGGCGATCTTGTGATCACCGACGACTGCGTGCTGGCTGTTGCCCATCGCGTCGAGTACTCGCGTCTTAAGGCCGAGTGCGTACTTCTCGGCGGCCTTGGCCTCGCGGTCGGCCGCCAGGTACTCGATGGCCAGATCGGAATCCAGTTCGGTTGTGCTGCCGTCGATATCTGGATGGAGCGCCTTGACGGTCTCGTAGGTGGAGACCGTGTTGTCGAGCGCAGGTCGAGATCCGTTCGCGATTGAGCGCTCCCACTGCAGGCAGGCTTCGGCGATGCCGTCGGCAACCTTTTGGTTCCACTCCACGTGGTAGATGCGGGGCTTCCCGTACTGCGCCCAACACACCAGGTCGGCGGTTTCGTGCCACCCGGTGATCAACATCTGCGCGAGGATCTGTGCGGCGTAGTCGCGCGGCAGCTCGCCGCTGCCATCATCGCCGAATTCGCCGAGATCTCTTGCGGTCTTGACCTCGACGACACGGCGCAGGCTGCCCCGAGAACCGCGTAAATCGATCGTGGCCAGGTTGGCGAACGGTAGGTCATCGTTGCTGCACTGCACCTCACCCTGTGAGATCCGCCAGCCCGGATTCTTGAACTTCCAGTACTCGCGTGCTGCCAGCTCGCACGCGTGGCCGTAGTCGAAGTCATCCTGTCGGGCGACGGAAATCGGTGCGGGTGTGATGATTCCGGCCATTTCGTGCCATAGGGTGTACTGCGATTTCCAGCGTGAAATGCCAAGGATTGACGGCACCTTGCTCGGTGTTACCACTTTCAGCCACCCGGGCGACCCGGGCTCGATCACGAGGCCACCCCCGCGATTTCCTCGGCGCGCCTGTCGAGCAGCTTGGTTGTCACGGTGTCCGGGTCGAATCCGATGGCGAGCGCCATCATCAGTTGCGCCGCTTTCACGGGGTGGCGCAACCACATCGAGACCAGCTCGCGATGCACCTGATGGGGGTCTGTGTCGCGGACAGCCTCGACGAGGCGGTACAGAACGCCCTTGAGGACGCGCATGTTCGTTTCGTAGCTCTCGTCAACGTCGATCGTCATAGCGGTCATGAGTCACCCCGGAGGCGAGCGCGAAAGGTATTGGACGCTTGCAGGTCGATCGTCAGCGTGTCGCCACCCTGAATCTCGATAGCGCCGTCGCGGATCGTGACGGCGATCTGCTGGAACGTGCTATCGCCCCCATTGGGGTAGAAGTACACGGTCTGATACCCGTTGTCGTCGGGGATGTAGATCGGATTGTCGTAGCCCCCGTAACGGATTCGCGACTTCGCGATTTTGGCAACGTGCTCGGCGAGCCCGTGCTCGGCACGGCTGGCGCGGTAGCGCTCATCGGCCAACAGCTTTCGTGCCCACTGGGGCAGCTTCGCTTCGCGCGGGTCGCGCACGGTCTCGCTCATCGGCCCGCCTCCAACTCGCGGCGCTCGCGCATGCTGATCTGATTGCGCAGGCGCGTGATCACCCCGCGCAGTGCGGCATTGGAGCGGCGATATTCCTCGATGCTTCGACCGCGCGCTTCGTACTCCTTCTCGCGTCGCGTCTTGTGTGGATGCTCCAGCGAGAGAATCACGTAGCCATCGGCCACCCACGGGGCCTGGTACATGACGTGCGTGATGATCCACGCCGCGTACGAGAGGGCCTCGGACGGTCCCACCTTGAACAGAACGCGATCGCCCTTTTGGTAATCGCGATCAGCACGGCGCACCTCGTACGTCTTGATGCCGTCGTAGAGCAGTTCGTGCCAATAACTTTCGATCTTGAGGTAGTGAGTCGTCACCAGCTCACCTCCGATGCACGAATTACGGCGCTGGCCTTGTCCCGGCTGTCGCGGTCGGTGAAAAACTCGACGAGTGCGACCTCGGCGGTACCGTCGGCGGTCCAGGCGCATCGCGGGTCTGTACCGGACTCCTTGACGGACTCGCGCCACGCTTTCTGATTGGCGACCAGGACGGCGATGCCGCGATTGCCCAATCTCTCGAACAGGTCAGCGATTTCGAGATCAAGGACGATGTTCACGACGCTGGGGGAGCACTCCCGTTCGGCCTTGTCGAACGCGGCCATGAGTTCGTCGAACGTGGGGTTGGGGTCAAAGGTGATGGTCATGCCGCACGCCCCTGGCTCTGTTGCGGCGCGGAAGCGTAGGTGTCGGCGTATGACTTGAGCAGTGGCGCATGGCGTTTGCACCACACCTTCACCGATCCCACGATGATCTGGGCCGACTGATCGAGGCTGTAGCCGCGCGCGGACAGTGCCCGATATGAGTACCGGATGCCGTCGAAATTGGGCTGCGCGTCCAGCTCGTTGCACACGCGCCAGCCGCTCGTCGTCACGAAGTCATCGGTCACCGGGTCGGCGTGCGAGTCCGGTGATGCCAGCAGTATTGCGGCTAGCACCGCGATAGCAGTCAGTACGACGGTGATGGCGTCGTAGCTGCTCAGCCGGGGTCGGCGGCGCCCGTGCGACCGCCTGCGGATATGTTGGGGCATGCCAAGTCCTCTCAGTAGGATTGGTTGGTAGGGGACGCTGGCGGTTTCTGTTTGGCGACGGGACCGCCAGCGTCTTTACTTATTCAGTTGTGGGACTTGCGATTACTGGGGGTTTCGGCCCAAGCGTGCGGTGATGAGTTCCATCCCTCGCGGCAGAATGCGCAAGGTGTAGTGGGCGCAGCTGCCCCATGAGTGCGCGACGACGTGCTCGTGCGCTTGGAAGTAGTGCGCGAACTGCGCGTAGTGGTCGTACTGCACCGCGCCACACGGAGCGTGTTTAGCGAAGATCAGCCGCTCATCCAAGAGCCACTGGCGGAACTCGCGCTCGCGCATGCCGAGCAGCTTGCCCGCCTCCCGGATCAGCCGGGACCCGCCTTGTGCCGTGAGGTAGGTGTCCGCAAGGTCGGCCTTGGGCTCCAGCTCAGCGATCCGAGCGTCCTTCGCCTCGATCATCCGCTGAGCTTCGAGCACGGCGGCGGCGAGTAGGTCGGTGCCTGTGAGTGCGGGCGCGGCCGTGGCGGTTTCGGCCTCACGGGTCTTGATGACGAAGTATGTCTGGGCGGCTGCGATCTCGGGCTTGCGTGGATCGCCATTGAGTGCGACGAGATAGCAGGCGTACCGGGAGAGGTGGTAGTCCTCGGCGGGCTTGGTACCAGTGATTTTGGTGGCGCCAACGAAATTCACTACTGGGTCGGTGCCCGAGTTGTGGCATGACATCTTGGCGCGGTTGATCGCGGCAGCGAAGTTGCGCCAGTCTGCGCCGTAGCCGAACGGCGTCATGAGATCGCGTGCGGACCAGTATTCGCGACCGTTGGGGGTGAGGTGACGCAAGGCGTCGAACGGGGATACGGCGACGAGCGTGCTCATGAGGCCACCGCCTTGGACTGATTGCACCAGGCACGCAAGGACTCTCGGGACACCGCAACACCGGTCATGTCGTGGATTTCGTTGGCAATGCCCTGCCAGGACTTGCCCTGTGCCCGGCGTGCGCCGACGAGTTCGGGGAGTCTTCGACCACCGAGCCGAGCCTCGATCAGCAGAAGTTTTGCGCTCATGCCGAAATAATTACATGCATGAAATTTGATTGCAAGCATAACTGAGGAATGATCTGTTTACTTGCAGCTCAAGCATGCAATCTTCTTGCATGCAGATTGCAGAGATGTCATCATTTACCCATGACGACAGCAGAGAAGGTTCACGGGAACAACTGGGTTCCGGCAGACACTCTTGCCGCCAGGGTTGTTGTCCTGCGAAATGCGCTCAGGATGAGCCGCAGGGAGTTTTCCCAGCTCACTGGATTGACCGAGAATGCCCTACAAGGGATTGAAAGCGGGCGCAGTCCTCACAAGCTCACCGAGAAGATTCAGGCGATTCATCGGGCGACCGGAGCGAGCCGCGAATGGCTTATGTGGGGCGGGCAGCTAGCCACGGAGGAGGCGAGTAGCACAGTTCTTACTCACGAGTAA